TTATTTTTCTATGAATGTAGTCTCCAGAATTTCTGTCTTATAAGAAGCCTTTTTCCCAGAGGTTTTTATTTTCAATCGGATTCCTACCGGAATTTCTTTCAGCCAGATATCTAATATATTTCCCTTATGTAAATCAATCCGTTCTAAAACCTCTTTGTAGATCAATTCATTATCCCCATGTATATCCATAATGTCATCCAATGCTTTGATGTATTGTTCCATAATATCTGTCTGGGAATTGTCGAGCTTTTCCCGACATTTTGCATCTGCCAGTTCCTTATTCAAGTGCTCAAGTTTTTCATTATACCATTCTGTCTGACTTTGTAGATCTTCCTTTGATATAATACCTCCCAACATCAGATCAATTGCTTTTGTCTTCTTAAGAGCAATCTGATCAATTTGCTTTTCCAGTTTCTTCACATCTAATGTCTGATCCTGTTTCTTCCTTATATAATTAATTTCTTCCAGTATCTCTTTCTTTAAACTTTCACGTTCGCTCTGTATTAATGAAATACAGTAATTCATACATGTTTTTAAAGATTCTTCATTCACAGATGTATTATCACAACCTATCTCTTCACCATCTGCATCCTGTTTCTTTCTGCCGTATTGAGCTGCTGCTATACATCTCCATGTTTTACTGGCACTTCCATCCTTCCGTTTCCTTATCCTGCTTATATATCTTCTTCCGCACTCTGCACAAAATAATTTGCCACTGCACCAGTACCTGTTGCTGTATTTCGATTTTTGCTTTTCTGATGGCGACCGCCGTAACAGTTCCTCTTGCGTACGTTCCCACAGATCCCGTGAAATAATCGGCTCATGGTGCTCTTTAATATAAACCATGTTCTCTTCCCCACGATTATATTTCTTTTTGTGCGTAAGATAATCTGGTGTAATCGTCTTCTTCTGCATCAAATCCCCAACGTATTTCTCATTTTTCAAGGCTCTTAGAATTACCACATTGCTCCACAACGCAATCCTCTTCGGACGCATTCCTTCTTCTTGCAATTCTCTTGCGATTACGTGCGTCCCCTTTCCTTCATTTGTATACTTGTGAAATATTGTCCGGACAATCTCTGCTTCTTCTTCATTTATATATAATTTTCCGTCCTTCACCGTATAACCTAGCAAGTCTCTTCCGAAGACCACTCCTTTTTCCATCTGACGTCTCTGTCCCCACTTCACACGTTCCGATGTCTTTCTTGATTCTTCCTGTGCGATACTCGCCATGATCGTTAATCTGAATTCGCCATCTGATTGTCTGGTGTCAATATTATCAAGTGTGAAGATCACTCCAACTCCGAATTTTTTCAGTTCTCTTGTATAGGACAGCGTATCAACTGTATTCCTTGCAAATCGAGAAACTTCCTTTGTAATAATCAGATCTATTTCTCCTGATTCTGCTTCTGCAATCATTTCCATAAAGCCTTTTCGCTTTTTGGTCTGTGTTCCACTTATGCCTTCATCGTAGAATACGTTTACAAGTTGCCATCCTTCGTGCTGAGTAATATATTTTGAAAAATATGTCCGCTGATTATCAAGAGAATTCGCCTGATCGTCCTTATCAGTTGATACTCTGGCATAAGCCGCAACTCTTAACTTCTTGGTCATTGTGCTTCACTCCTTTAAAGAACAGGCAACGCATACAACGTTGCCCGCTTTCTTACATTATTCTTTTGCTTTTAACAATTCATTTAACTCTTCCTTTGAAATAAGTTTTCTGTTGTAAAGAGCTTTATAAATTCCACTCTTGTAAAGTTTTCTAAATGCTTCGTTTTTCATCTGCTTTTCTTTCCTTTCTTCCAAAGCCATTCCGATATTAAACTTTCCTATTTTTTCCTAATATATGTTCTATCCAAATATTAGATTCTGCTTTTCAGTTTAATTGGAAAATGTACATATACCTTCACTGTTCTCACCCCTCTGTTATATCCGTATCATTTATTTACCTTTATACACCCTATACAATCAATAACTTTGAATCGTCTTCCTTCCTCTTATATTCCGAACGAATCACCAACGGATCATCGATTTCTCGATTGCCTATATTTAACATTCCTGTCACCACTGATTCTCCCACTTTTAACTGTCGTAACCTCATTTTCCAGTGATCTGCATTAACTGAATCTATCATCTCTGCAACCTTCTTCGTGTCCGCATTATTTACCCTAAAAAACATCTGTACTGCTGCCTGCTTGACCGCTGAATTTGCTTTAGAATCAATGCCCTCTAAAGTCTGCGTTGCTAATACAATCGAAACTCCGTATTTTCTGGATTCCCGCATCATTTCTAACAATACCGAACCTTTTCGTATGTAGTTTTGAAATTCATCAATAATCAGCATCACGTTTTCCGACTTTCCTCTTTGAATCTTTTTCCACATACAACTCAAGACTAATTCTGCCGCAATTTTTTGGGTTCCTGAATTAAGTTCAGCAAACGTAACAACATTCACCATATTTTTTTTAAAAGTTCTACTAGACGGTCTGATACAATGACTATTCACCAACCCCCACAAATGATTTCTTACACTTTCTGAGACACCTGAATCTTGCAATTTCAATCCTTTGTCAATTGCATCCAGTTCGGTTGAAAATTGACTTTTGTTTTCGATTGCGTATTGCACTGCATTACGCATAGCTCCTACCTGACGAATTTTCAAATTGCATATATGTGTCATCACATCGGTTATATATTCTATAACTTCCGGTCCATCATTTCCTTCAAATAATTCAATTCCTATTCCATCTGTCTTCGCAGAAATATAATTTAATTTTTCCATTTTTTTATAATCCATTCCAGCTAAATCCAAAGCTATAACTGTCTTCTCCTCTTGCACTGCGGATTCGATTATTTCTGCAATTCTTGTTGACTTTCCACTTCCACTCATTCCCGTAATGCAGATATGTTCATTTGGTGCATCATCCGAAATATATACCGGAATTCCTTTACTTATTACTCCGATTTTCATAATTCAACTCCTCCAATCCTATAAAATCTTCTATTGACAATCCTTCATCCGACCTCAGGCTATCTTTATGTATTTTTAAAAACCTGACTCTTGTCATAGACTTCTTTTCTTGATCCCAAAGTGCTTTTTTCACAGTAAACCCTCTTTTTCCGTCACAGTTTACATCAAGCATTCCAGAATATAACATTTCCTGTTTTACATGCAAAAAAGACGTTGCCTGTACAATCGGAAGGCAGATTTCCTTCAACAACTGTTCTGAAAAATAATATGTCTTTTCATCATAGTAAATAACTTTTCCATCTGAACTAAGTCCGTCTGCTATTTCTCTGGCTTTGATATTTCTATTCCTTTTAAGATAATCAAAAATTAGGTTTCGGACGACATCTCGAATATCTGCATATCCACGGATATCCTCTCCTTCAAAAGCTTCTATGACCTCTTCGCAGTACAGTTTTTTCCATTTTCTTATAATACTCTCTGACATCTCTTCCTCCTGTGCTATTCCCCATATCTCAGCTGTGGCAACAATCGTTTTTTTTACTTCTATCATTTCATCTTCCCCTGTACAGTATTCCATATAGAGGTCCGATTTCTGAATCTTATCCATACAGCTCTGTACGATTCGTTCTTTTCCATTTGCAAGTTTTTTTAAAAGTCCAAAATTTCTCTGTACTTTTTCCCATTCGTTTTCAGGAATTTTAGGGAGTTTTATCACATACGGATAATCTTCTAATTCATCCGGAAGTATTCCTGACACCATCAATAATACAAGAACATTTTTAAACTCCAGGTATTTGTAGAGACCTTCAATTCTTTCATATTTGTGATACCTATGTATCGCAACTTCATACCTCTCCGTATCTTTGAGTTCGTTTATTGTACGAACAACTTTTGCATCTATCGTTTCCTGCAATTTTTTTATAATCTGCTCTGTTTCAGAATCATTTTCCAAAATCACTACGATTCCTACTCCCAGATCATATCCGCACTTTGAAAATACAACTTTCATGAAACTCATAGCCAGTATTGCCTTTAATAAATGTCTTCCTTCTACCTCACAACGCATCTTTCTATCTCCTTCCACGGTTTTCCACTCCAAAACTGTAAATTGTTTTTTCCATCCATATACCATCCCTTGCGATCCGGAATTTCTATGATTTCGTCACACTCTGCAATTAAATATGTTATAAGCATATATGCGTATTGCTTCTGGTAACTTACCTTCGATGAATATATCTGTCCTCCCACACTCCCCAATGCTCTAACAATATAACTTCCATTTCCGCATTGTTTGGGATCTAACACCACGTTTTTTTTACGTTGTCCGATTACACCATCCAGTAAGTAGTAGATATCCATTTCGCTACCTAAACGTCTGATTTCTACAATCTTTGGATACATAATGTTTGCACAGATACGGTCTTTTCTTCCGACTCTGACATTTTGTGTAAATACAATCGGTAATCCTTCCGCATTTACAACCATCGTTTCGACCTGTGCTTTCCTTCGTTCCCTCATTTCTTCTTGTTTTAAATCCCTTCTTTCCTCAGCGTCTAGCTTCAAGTGCTCACGATTATACTGTTTCGCATAATCTTCATAAATTCGAATCTCACTATCGACTCGTTTTTGTTCTTCTCTTACTGTGTTCTCATTCATGTTTTTTTCTCCTTTATTTATTTTTTTCGGATCCGATATAGAGATTTTATCCCAACACTTGAATTTTGTGGATTGTTTGCTTTTTCGTACAATTTTCCCTTGCTTTTGACATGTCCTCAATTAAGTGATATAATAAAATATTAAATTTAAATTTATCCTATTTTAAGAAGTAACTTCTACATACATACTTGTCATAGGCATTTTCTTCTGATTTTAAATCACTTCAAATAAATTCCAATTTTTATAGCCCAACTTTTTCTAATCGCCAAATCTTTTTTTGTTGTTTTTCCTTATTTTTCCCTTGTTTTTAATTTCTTACATAAAAAAAGTTGGGCATCATTCCCAACTTTTCATCAATAATTCCAAACATTGAAAAATCCTTTTATTCTTCTCCAATGGAAACTTTTCTATCATAACTGAAGGCTGTTCCGATACAAGCCAGCTCTCAATCATCTGCTTTAAATATGTACGCTTCTCCTCTTCTTGTAAACTTTCTTTTTCTTCTGCCTCATATATCTCTGTACAAATTATATTTGGATCATCTTCATCCATTCTATCAATAACAGATATTTCCCAGTCATGCATTATCCTAGGTAGTATATTTTCTATAAATTTTTCTTGCTCATTTTCCATTTGTTCTTTTATGACTTGCAGTATAAATGTCTTTTTTAAATAATCCAAATCTTTTTCAAAACACACTTTATTTACGCGCTCAAACTCCAACCATTTATTATCTCCTGTTGGCTGAATTATTTCTCTATTTATATCAGGAGCGTTTATCCTATTATTATTACATGCTACATATATTTCCCTTTTCTCTTCTTCTATGCCATATACCACCTGTATATTCTGAGAAATGCGCCACCAAAAGAATCTTTGCATCGGAAATTCCTTTTCTAATTCAGCAATCCATTTCTGTCGGATTCTTTTTCCGTCAGATTCTGCTTCTTTTCTATATATAACCGCATATTTCATTATATCTTGCATAAGTTCTGTATACTGAATATTTCTTACACGAAGATAATTATTTAAACACTGAATATTTTCTTTGCACAAACATTGTGGATTTTCTTCTGTGCACCTTATTATACTTTTTACAAATAATAATCTAATGAACAAATTAGGCATATCTCGTATATTGGTAATCATATTTCGAATCACTTTATTTTCTCTTATGATTCTTCTGAATTCTTTATCTGTTTCTTGCGCAGTCATATTTCCAAGTAATTCAGCCAATAGTATATCAACATTAAGATTTGTAATTTTCTCCCATATATATTGAAAATCGTTTCCTGTATCATTCAAATTTTGAACTATCTTTTTCAAGCCATCAATTTTAATACCTCCATCCATATGGGTAATAAAATTCATAAACCGTTCATTTGTCAATACCAAAAAATTAACTTCTCGAAAGTATGACTCTAATCTTATGATATTGTCATCTTGGATGGGCAAAAAATATACTTTTTGTTTCTTTCCCAGATGTTTATCCCTCAATCGTTTCATATCTGATATCAAATTATCAGTTATATTTTTTGCTTTATTATCCGCTTCTTCATCGTTTGTATGTATTTTATCAGTTTTTCTATAATCACTTTTTCTTATATCAATATATTCTATTAGTTCTTCCAACGCCTCTACATCATCTATCATTCCCAGATCTACTTTATATTCCTCCATTTTTTCCAAACGTTTTAAGTTATAAATAATCATCTGTGCTATTTCAAAATAGAGGAACTCCACCTCACCCAAATATAAATCTAATAATTCAGTCAATCTACATGTATTTCCAGTAATATGCTGTTGTAAATGTTGTTGTAAGCTTTCATTGTCTGGTATTAATTTATGAAATATCTGATGCCATACTCCTTGTGAGTTATTATTCTCATTCCGATTTATATCTTTTACATCATTCAATATGTTCTTCTTTATAGCTTCTTCGGCTCTTTCATCATTGAATATTTTTGCCTTTTCTTTTATAAAATCTTTTATTCGTTTATCTAATAAACCGTCTTCTATATCTGTAGTGATAAATAAACCTTCTCTTTCCAATTCTTCTTTATTATTAATTCTCATTCGAATGCCTTTCCTCTTATTTCACATGTCTCTTTATATAGCACATCATACTACCTTACAAATTCTTGCGCAATTACTTTGTCGCTCAAAAGGTACACCTTCCGACACACTCCTAAATAATTCTCTTTCATGTGTCGAAAGGTGTCATTTCACTTTTGGCATATCAGCCATTACCCATCAGACCTTTTGATACACTTCTCCTTCCCGTTCGTACTTCTTCACAACCCGGTAAAAACTACTTGGCGACATCTCCAATCTTCGCATTGCTTCTTTCGCCGTAAACTTATTTTCTTTCCACTGCTGATACACCATTGGAAAATTATCCGGTACTTTCAATTTCGGTCTTCCCAGATGCTTACCTTTTATCTGGGCGGCTTCTATTCCCTCTCTCTGTCTCTGGCGTGTCGTATTCCGTTCATTCTCTGCTATGCTTGCCAGAACTTCAATTAATATATTTTCCACCATCTGAATTATCCATTCCTGCCCCTTCGGTACCTGTATCATTGACGTTGGCAAATCCAAGATCATCAGACGTATATCGTGTTCTTGAAACCATCGGATTTCATTTTTTAAATCATTCTTATTTCTACTTAATCTGTCAAGCGAGCATATATACAACACGTCACCTGCGCGCAATCCCAATTGCCCCTTCAAAGCCTGATATCCCGGTCTTTCCAATGTTGCCCCGGATTGCTTATCCACAATAATCTGATCTTTTTCAACATATTCCTGTAATCTTAATATCTGGCGATCCAGATGTTGCTCCTTACTGCTTACCCTTGCATAGCCGTATATCTTACTCACACTTCATTTCCTCGCTATTCCAGATACTAATTTTCCCTGTTTTTCTTTTATAAGTATAAATATTATCGGATAGTCTTTCTTCCTCATCCACATAATCCCGATTAATATCTTCAACCATTTTCTTTACAGAATCCATATCCAGTATATTATCTTCTTCGGCAAGCAATAACACCTCATTCACAGATGATGGCAATATCAGCAGATCGGATTCTTTTTTATCTGCCAGATCCTGTAACAAATCTATTCTTAACATTCCACTTGCTCCACGAAGTTTTGAACGGTTCAACAACACACACAATTCACTTTCTATTCGTAATCCCAACAACTGCTCCATTACATCTTCGTAGGAAATAATTGCATAATCTGCCTTTGCAAAATTTTCATAAGCCACACTTATCAACTCATCCTTGGTGATCTTCCATTGCTCCAGAAGTCCAGATGTAATTGTCATCTTAAAATCTTTATCCTCTCGCAGATTCACCGTAAAAACAATCGCCAAATCCAGTATCTTTTCATATACCATTTTCTCTTTCTTTAATCGTTCCTGATTCCATTCATAATTAATTACTTCTACATTTACCCCGGATTTCATAACTTCCCATGGTTCTATAACTTTATGAACATCCACTTTTCTTCGATCTCCCAGTATCTCTATTGCTACTTCTACGGCTGTCTTCATCCCCTGTTGACGATAAAGATCATAGAACTCTCTTGTCCGAATCCTTGGTGTCAGATTCTTTCCTTCTTCTTTACATGTAAGCATCTCCACCTGTAAGTCATTATTCTTCAGGCAATTCTGTTCCTGAAGCTCAATACCTTCGCTCAGTGTATTCTTTAACTGCTCCCAGAAGTATTCTTTAAATCCTTCATAGCTCATGTTATTTTCTATCATTTTATCTTTCCTCCAACTTCATCTATTGTCTGTAATTCTTTATACAATTCCATTCCATCGTGAATCCCTACACCATATGCAAGCCTTGAGCATATATTATTCTCTGCACACACTGAATTAACGATTTCTTCAATATCTCTAAACGCATCCTCTGATACCTTACTCTTAACCTTATTTACAAGCTCATATGTCGCTTTCATTGCTTTTTCGTACTCTTTACTGCGTATGAGCATCTTCTCTGAAATTGTATAAAATCTCCACTCTTCGAAGATTCCGGTCAAAAACTCCAGTTTATATTTCTTTCTTCTTCTCATTTACGCACATTCCTCCTGATATACAGTATCGAAAATATTTTCGCCATTGATCTCACTCATGTCTGCTCCTATCTCATTCTTAATGGTTTCATCTGTAGATAATGCATTCCTGAATTCAGATTTCAATGGCGCATACTTTAATGCTTTCTTAATGATCGTCTTCAACGCCATTGATTCGTAATTGGTTCTCCACGGACTAAACGAAGAATCAAAAGCTTTAGAATATTCTTTTGCAAAATCGTCCATAGCCGTTTTACTCATAACTTCGAATCCAAATCCTCCATTGGTCAGCTTAAATAATCCATAGAATAGTCTTATTTCTCCCCGTTCTCCTAATGTCGGTCTGTGATTCAGGCACGGGTTAAGTCCCAGTTCATACTCAAATTCATCATTCTCGTAGACGGTATGAGCCGTAATAATCTGCATATTTGGATTCCGATAACTCAGATCAATCAATCCTTTATACCCCAACTGGAACTGACACTCCATCTCGCCTTTATTATTGTATGGAATTAAAAATGCCTGTCCCAGTGGCGTATTTGGCTCTAAACCTAATTGCGCTGCATTCATCAACGCCGCTAAGAATGACATCGGTGTACATTCATTCAGCTTTGGTGTTGTGTTCAATGCAGATAATGCCATTCTGGTAAATCGTTCTGGTGTGATCACTTCCGGCAGTGCTTTCTTGATCTGTGGTTCCATTACTTTTATCATGTCAGCAATACTCATAGATTTTTTTAGTTTGGTTCCTGCCTTGGTACTTTCTACCTTTCTGGCTAATTCCTGTTTGATCTCGTCTGTTTTTCCTACTGTCATTTCAATTCTCCTTCTTTCACGTATTAAAAAAGAGATGAGCCGTTATAGACTCATCTCTCTTTCATTTCTTCTATCTGATTAATAATCCTCGTCCTCTACTTCCGATATTCCAAATAGAACTCTCATATAATCCTGTTTTTCATTCAAAATACGGATAATAGAAATTTCCTCTTCCTCAATACGATAAAACACATAATTTTTCTCATTGAATATATATCGGTAATCCGTCAGAACCCCAACTACCGCCTGTACTTCTACCCCTTTATAAGGAAATACTTCCAGACCTCTTATTGCTCCCGTTATATTCTTCAACACCCGCTTTTCAACTGTTTCATTGTTGAACTTTTCCATTATTGAAGCACTGATACGTTGTAAATCACGCAATGCTTCCGGTGTATATCTGACCTTCATTATATTAACCCCAAAGCTTTCTCAACTTCGTCCGCAGATAACCACCCTTCTTCTCTTGCGGAACGTTCACCTTTTTCCAGTTCAGACATTAATGTCAGTGTCGCTTTCATTTTATCATAATCTTTCATATCTAAAATTACATATTCTCCTCTGCCGTTCTTCGTCAGAAATACTGGCGCACCTTCACTTGTCTCTTTTAATACTTCTGTATAATTTCTCAGATCTGAAATCGGTTTAATATTTGGCATTACTGACACTTCCTTTCTCTTCTTTTCTTTAGTATACCAATTCCCATCTGATTTTACAACACAAATTAACACGTTAATTTTACAGCATTTACGCTGCACTCACAATAAACCGTCTGCTTATAGACGTCCGCTTAAACCTGTCATAAATCTCTGGCTCCTCTGCTTTTATTCTCTTCCTATCCAAATCAGTACGTTGACTTGCCTTCCAACTAATTCTGTAATTATCGGCTTTTGCTTTTTCCGCATTCCCCATCATCATTTTGATCTCCTGTTCAATAAGACTCACTTCTTTAGTCATCTTATCGATTAATTCTTTCAGTTCATCTCTTCTTTCCAATTGCTTCTGATATCCACTCAGTTCTATGGTTTCGTCTACTGGATCACTGAAATATTCTGCAATCACTTTATCTGCAAGCTTTGAACCATCTGGTGCCGGAATCACTCCTGCCTGTACATGATTATTCCAGAAATCGACTTCTATATGAACCAAATTCTGAATCATCTCTTCATCCCGTTCCAGGCAGTATACCTTGAATTCTGTTCCGTAGATTAATACTGCAACATACCACCTATCCGCATTCATAACTGACATATAGTGATAGCACTGAATCTGATAAGAAAGAGGAATTTTATCATCTTCCCATTTATCAGCTGAAAATGGACTTGCTGTCTTACATTCTAATCCGGCATTTTCACCGACAATCATACGATCTACGTCGGCAAGCATAAATGGTTTCTCTTCATCATAGAACATTGCATTTGCTCTCCGTACTTTCTTTCCTGTTTCTTCCATAAATCTTCTCGCAACGTATTCTTCCAGATCCCGACCTTCTCTCATAGCTTCGTTATCGAATTCTTCAATTTCATCCGTTCTTTTATCAGTATACACTTGTATCGCTGTACGATACGGATTCAAACCACAGATTGCCCCTGCATCTGATCCTCCGATGCCACCTTTTCGGTATTTCAGCCATTCTTTTTTACCCAGATTCAACGTTGATACTAATTTCTTCATACACGCTTCTCCTTTACGCAATCTTCTCCTTCATATCAGACATGACATTTTCTACTGCCTGTTCCAGTTCATGTTCTTGTGAACTAACGGTATCCATCCACTTTTCATAGACCAACGATAAAAGGCTGGAAATCTCCATACAGTTTTGCAACTGCTCTGTTTCCAGCCTTTCACTTATATTCACTAACTCTTCATAAATGCGTATCATACAATCAATCTCATACGCATGATCGTAAATCTCCTGTTTTGACATCTGCATCATTCTGAATTTGAAAGATTTTAATTCTGCTGATATCTTCCAGCAGAATCTTCCCTCTGCCCTGTTCCTGTCCATTTCGTCCTCCTTATGCACTCAACACCAGCTGATAAGCTCTGTCGATCAATGGATTGCCTTCTACTGTCTTTGCAAACATATTTTCCTTATAATTCTTGGTTCTGCGTAACGGATCCGCATGGGTAGCGAAATCACTGACCGCATTAATGAAACGGTATGCATTCTTTCCTACATCCTTCAGATCAGGTGCATCAAAATATCTCATCTTCATATCTTCCTGTAAGCGTTTCATATTTCTGAACTGTTGTGGTGTTGCACCGTCTTCTATTGGTAACAGGATTTCAATATAATCCATAACCTTTTTATCCGATAATGTAATCTTCCGAAGATTTTCAAATTCTTTTCCCAGTTCTTCCATATAACGGTCTGCAAGGAATAATGTGTTCTTTGCTTCTTCCATCTTGTCTTTTACATTTCCTGTATGATTCATAGACCATGATCTCTTTGCTGTCTGTAATGCAAGATTCAGTGTGTTACAACAAACCACACGAATTGGTGTAATAGCTACCTTCACTGCACCAGAGCCATCATGCGTGTTGGAAAACAGCAGATATGGACTGATTCTCTCCCCGGAAATAATGTATTCGTGTGGCAAATGCGCCAGTAACCAAACACTTTTTCCACCCTGTAAAGAACCGGCTGTTTCGTATCGTACACCTTCGCCTAACAGTGTATCTGTAAATGAGAACGCTTCTCCGTTCTGGACGATCTTATATCTGTCTGTAACCACACCTAATACCTTACGGTCACTATCTCTGACATTTGCCTTATATCCCTGCACCAGTTCATTCTGACCCGTATATACCGGTTCCTGCACTACGCTCCAGTCCAATCCCGCCAAAATCAACGCATCCTTTGATGTTGGTGCTTCCTGTACCTTGGTTCCTAATCCGTGCCACGGTGTCTCTCTTACATAAAACATACTTTCTACATTTGCTGCCATAATAATTCCTCCTAAATTTCATTTTTAATTTTTCTTAGTTGTCTGAATCACATACTTCTTTGATAATAGTTGCTGCTAAACCTAATGCTGCCAGTAGTATCTTATCCATGTTTTACTCACTCCCTTCTGGATTTTTGTATAAAATAAGACAGAACCCGTTATGGATTCTGCCTTGGTTTAATTGTTATTCATAATTATAATATACGATTGAAATTTTTAACTTTTACAATCTTCCATTTATAATCTGTACATAACCTCCTGTAAAATTAACTGTGTCATCTTCCGCAAGTCCTTTAAACTTTGTGAAAACGAGTAAATCATCTTCATTTATTACTCCTTTAAAATCACCGTGCAAAACAACAAATTCATTAGAACACGGGTCAAATCCCGTATATATAATTTCTCCATCTGAATTTTTGGATTTTTCTATATTTTGCATAATAATTCCGTAACAATTTTTTGCAAAGCTAACGCCTCCTTGAGGATTAGTTTCTCTTTTCAAATCATCAATTGTATAGTTCAATCCATCAATAAACTCAAATCCATCAAGCGATATAGACATATCCGTATCTGATAATGCATGTCTTATTTTTTCAGGAAACAAATCCGCTTTAGGTGTTCCATCATCATTATACCATGCTCCAAGAATTACCTCATCGAAATAATCCCCATCATCTCCCATTGCAGTTGAATCTCCGCACTCTACTACATCTGTATCACATTTATCTGGATCAGCCTTATCTTTAAGAATCTCTATCTCTGGTCTATCATCAATCTCTGACTCTGCCGGTTTTTCATAACAAATCAAGCCGTCAGCATTAACATACATTCCTTCAATAATTGTATCACTGTCATTATCACATAAAGGTTTTTCATCACCCTCTACATCATACACTACTCCAACGTAAGAATAATCATCCAGAACATTGCCCTTTTTATCTGTTACCTGACCGTCATCATTTACATAAAGCAATTTATTTTCCACATCTGTATGCATGTCTCCTGTAATCTCTGTATCAGATTTTTCCTCTTTCGTCTTATTATTCTTTTTTGTTGATTTGTTGTCTTCTTTTGTTGTAGTAGATGTACTTTTATTATTACTTTTGCTTTGACCTCTTCCTATACCGATACCTATTCCAACCAAGCCCAAAACAATTACAATTGCTACAATACCAATCACTTTATTCTTATGCTTTGGCTTCTGAGTATTTATTTCTTCTGCTGATTTCGCTTCCTCTGTATTATTATCCATACTCTCTACTGGTTCTCCGCAGTTAGGACATACTTTCCACTCGTCTTTTAACTCTGTCCCGCACTTTTTACAAAACATACTTTTCCTCTTTGTTTCTATATACTAAATAATATTTCTTCGCTCTGCTTCTTCAATAACTAATTGCTTCTGCCAACGTTTCAAATTAGGATTGTTATTGCGTGTTTCATATAAATTTTTTATTTCACTATCCGTCCTACGCATCAAATCTTTTTTGGTAGCTTTTATCATTTCTTTAGCTTTTTTATCAACTTCTTCTCCAAATGCTTTTCCTGCTTTTGACATCAAACCTTTAAAATCCATTTTATATTCCTCCTTTTAAAAATCATCTTTATTTCGTGCTATATCAAAGATCATTTTTCGTTCGCTTAATTCTCGTTTCGCTACTCGCTTTGAAGAACGTAATAGGTCTTTTGGTGTATCTTTCATACTTGCTTGCTTAGATCTGTTACAATGCTTACAAATACACTGCAAATTTGTTTCCCTATCACTTCCACCATATTTTTGAGGAATTATATGGTCAATATCCATATCCCCCTTTCGAAAGCTTCGTCCGCATTTCACACACCGATACCATCCGTTATTATTGTCGTAAGCATCATTTTTTGAAAAATATTTTTCTCTGTAACCCATTTCAAACCTTCTCTCTTTAATAAGAATTCATATGATTTGTAGCACTTTTATAAATCAAGCTACGTTTTATAGTTAAAATTATACGACAATAAATATTATTTTGCAACGTTTTATCGAATATTATTAACGATATATTTATAGATTGGCGGTGAAATATTGTTTAAGGTTTTAGAGCGTATCACATACTACAGAACCCAAAAAGGATGGACGGAATATCAACTTGCGGAAGAGTCCGGTTTAACCCAATCAACGATTTCCTCATGGTACCGTAAGAACATGGTCCCTTCTATTCCTTCATTAGAGAAAATATGTACAGCTTTTGGCATTACCTTATCCCAATTTTTTTCTACAGAAGAAGCTTCATTTTCCCTTACACCACTTCAGAAAGATCTATTAGAGGCATCCGGACATCTTACAGAACCACAGCAACAAGCTTTAATAGAATTTTTTAAGCTTCTTTAAAAGACAGAAGAGTTGCCCGCAATAGGCAACTCTTCTAATATATCCTCATTTTTTCAATTATGATTAAGATTTATCGTAAATGGCTTTAAAAACATCTTCTCCCTATATTCTTCATATGACACATCACGCTTTGTATAAAATACATTTACACTTGTAATATCTTCTATATGAAATCTGTCTTTCCGTCCATTCTGCAATTCATCAAATTTATCTTTTGCAAATGCTTTCGCTTTCTCAAAATCTTTCTCACCCTTTACCTTATAATGCGGTGTATACCTTCTGGCATTCCGTGCCTGATACCAATTGTTGTATACTCCATATCCTCTTGTTCCCGCTACACCATAGTATTTTCTCATGATTGTGATCCTCCTTATATTCATTCTTTATTCGTATGTATTGTTATCTGTTATTTTTTATTCTTAATTAACGTTATGCTGTTGTCACCATAAGCTGATTCAATGATTCCATAGTGTAAACGGTCTTATCCTTATTCCCATCTGTTCCGCAAATTCTCTTTTCATCATTCTCCGATAAAAATAATCCAACCATTCGATTTCTTCTACATAACATGAACTCTCAACACCGTGTAACTTTCTATATTCATCTTCCGCATATGCTTTCGCCTCTTCAAAGGTTTTAAACTTCTTCTTTTTATTATCACTATAACCGTCACATTCTTCCCTTGCTCTATCCCATGAAGTAAATACTCCATATCCATCCCACCTTACTACTGCATAATACCAGACTCCGTTCGTATGCTTTTTCACATTCTTCTTCATAAATATAATCTCCTTTCATAATTCGATTTTATTCTCATGTAACATCAACTGTTATTTCTTACCATTAACTAACATCCATATGTTACCTGCAGGCTAACCAATACAGATTTTTACGGGACAAAAAAACACTTTCCCGAGATAACCATACGGTCATCTCGGTTGGTGTCTATAATCCTGTAAATCTATATTATGGTTACCTGCCACAAATATTGCCATTTTCTTTATATAACTGTCTTCATCCACTCTATAAAAGTCTTCTATTATCAATCACCACTAATACTCTTATTATTCTTCTCATTACATTCATCTCTCTTCTATCTGTCTGTGTATACCTTTATCACTATTCCTAGTGCAGTATGCGTAGCATCTATACCTATACCTTCCCAAATATACATATCTATATACTCTATTATATATATGTTACCGGCTTTTACTTTTATTTAAGAACAAAAAATGTCTATACATACCAATAATGAAATTCAAATGAAAGGAAGTGACTACAATGTCTAAAAGAATGAAGCATTCAAAAACAGTTAAGATTCGCTTTACTAATCCAGAATATCAAGCCGTTAAGATCACAGCATACAAAAAAGGTTATTCTGTCCCAGAACTCTTGCGAGTTCTTTGTACTACTGCCGGTGCTGAATCAGATCCAGTGCTCAATCCTAGAACCATTAAAATAATTCAAAATCACACACTTTGTCAAATATGGAATTATATTCAATTCTGGGAGATTCCAGAAGATGTGAAACAAGAAATCAAAAGGGAGATTACACGCTATGTATAATGTAATAATAAAAATTGTCAATGATGACTATACCAACAACAGTTCTATAGAAAATATGATCAATTATATTTATCGAACCAAAAACTGTAAAAGTAAGCAAACCGAAGCTCTTCCTATTCATGCCTATGGACTGTCTACTGTCCCGCCAACCTATGAAAGTATGATAAATGATTTTCAGGCTGCATACATGTCCTCCAATCCCGAAAAACCATCCCGGCATATTTGGCATGTAATCTTTTCTTATAATCGCAGTAAGATAAGCAAAAAATTCCGCAATTGTATTGATGGCATTGCCGGATCAATTGGACTTGTTTATCCGACTTGCTATGCTTATCATTTTGACAGTAACCATGTACACTGCCATATGGTAATCTCAGCAACACCTTTTCTACCTGCACCTGAACCACTGACAGGTATAAATCTTGCCTACTATATTACACTGAAAATGAATTTCAGCGGTTTTACATTTGCTATTAACGATGAGGGGGGATTTCTCAATGTTTGAAAACTTTGATGATATTTTGAATGTAGATGATGTAGCAAAAGCTCTTAAGATTGGAACTTCACAAGCCTATAAATTGGTCCGCTCGGGGAAAATTCAAGCATTTAAAGAAGGACGTGCATGGAAAATCGCCAAGCATTCCTTAATCCAATATATTCAGAACAGTACAATTTCATAACCATTAATCCTATCAGGCAAAAATACAATGAGAGTGTGGAATTTCCACACTCTCGTTTTTCTTTTCTTATTCAACTAAATATTTTCAATACAACCCCTTCATCTTTCACATTGTTATAAAATGGTAATGCTCCTAACCAATACTCAAACTAATCCTTATTTTTAACAACCACACTTATATCAATTCCATAGTCCATTTGAAAATCAAATGCTAAATCAAATAAAATTGTCTCTGCTATTTCTTCATCTGTAAGAGTTGTCAGAATCATAATATCCGCATCTGAATATTCGTTATAATCTCCCCAGAAGGTATTTGATATTCCTAATAAATTATTCACCATTTTTTTATAATATATGCTATTATAATTTTAACTTAAAACATATCTCTTTTTCAAATGGCGCAATATCGATAACGATCCAGGCACCGAAGAATCAGTACAAAAATGGTATCAGTTATTTTATATTATAATAGGTAGATACTGCGAACAAACCAACCTGCTACCCCCTCAGTAGTTTGTCTACTGAAGTTATCTAAACTGAATAGCCTCAATCCTAAGTTCCTGGCCTACAGTTCCAAGCGTTGCTACTCCGTCTGCTTTTGTCCAGTCTGTCCATCCGGAACTCTGGATATGAACACGGTATTCAAAGTCTCCTTCGAAGCATAAGCATTCAATACGTTTCTTTTCTCCAACAGTACCGATGATTGTGTCTTTGGTGATCTCACCATAATCTACCCAACCTTTACTCTGGATGTGAGCTTTTGCTTTAATCGTTTTTCCGTATGGATTAATCCGGAGTGCTTCCAAGCGTAATGCATGGCCGGTGATACCGATGATATTTTCTGCAGCTCTTGGAGATAACCATCCTTTACTCTGTACGTGCGGTTCGACGGAGAACATGGATTTCTTAATTTCCAGCGCTTCCATCTGCAGTCCTTTTCCAGTCGTACCAGCCCATTCTCCATTATTGGCCCATTCGCTCCATCCAATGCTCTTCTGGTGGACTCTGTACAGATAGAAAGATTCCTTTCCTGTGATCCGGATCGCTTCCAGTCTTCTGTTCTGCCCGGTGGTTCCGATCAGTGTGTTCTTCTTGATGTTCTTGTATTCTTTGTTGCCGATGCTCTTCATGTGAACTACAACGTCTGTTTCACCATCTGGTTTAATATGCAGCGCTTCAATTCTACGGTTCTGACCAGTAGAACCAACCATTAAGCCATCGGACTGCCAGTTGCCCCATCCAATGCCTCTCATATGAGCCTGGTATGAGATTGCGCCGAACTTATCAGTCTTGTTCTGGAATACTCCACCAGCCTTGATCTCTCCGTCGACAGGTTCTGTCTTCTTGGCTGATGCTACTGGTGCTGCAGACGAAATTCCGAATGCTTTTAGGATCCCTCTTGCCAGTTCATCAATCTGGCTGTTGAACTTATTGAGATCTCTCTGATTTGTGATGAATCCATTTTCCAGAAGTCTGTAGCTGTAACCTTTCGCAGCTGCGCGATTGACGTTGGCAAGATGCGCTCTGCCTACAATCTTATTTGCTCTTCCAGGGAAGAAGGAAACAATGAAGTTAGCAAGCGCTGTGTCATACTGATCCGGATTATATCCTTCTTTAATAATTACATGACCACCTTTGGCTGTCGATACATTGCTGTCCATATGCAGTTCCAGAATCTGATAGCTTTTTGGAATATTGAGTGAGCTGATACCTTTGTCGGCGTACCAGTTCCTGCTTGTATCTCCAAGAGTAACATTACTTCCTCCGTATGCTACAATTCGTCTTGCAAGTGCCCGGACTCTCTCTGCCTCGGTGTAACCATATCCAACAGCTCCACTGTCACCGGCTCCGTGTCCGGCTATTAAAAATAAATGTGCCATAATTGCTCCTTTCTGTGCGACGTCGCACACACTATATAATATGTTAGAGGACGATTATTCGCCCTCTGCGTTACATTCCGGTAATCCGGCAATGCTGGTTAATAACGATAAAATTCCTGACAGAATCGATGCCGAAACCACAAGCTTCGCATCTACCTGTCCGAGTGCTGTTGCTGTTCCGATTGTTGCTACTGCAGTCTGCGCTACAGTTTTGATTGCTCTGATCCCTGCTTTCTTCATCCATTTTTTGGTATCTACCGATACCTTAAATACACAATTTTTAAACATAATTATTCCTCTCTTTCACGTTGTGGTTCTGTCGGTAACGCCATGAGTGCATTATACATTTGCGTACCTACACCATTTCCTTTCAACGTGTGGTACTGCTTGTACTCATCCTCTAATGACTGTTTTACGTATAACGGACAATATCCGTGATCATCATGGTACTTATTATAAAGTCTTATTAAATCCGCTCTTAATAGTGCACGTATTCCTCTTCGCATAGCTATCACTTGATAATATATGTATGCGATAGCTGATACCACGAACGAAAGTAGTGCCCAATTTTCTGATAAAAACTTGATCATATGTGTCCTTTCCTTATTCTTATAGCATAAAAATAAGACCCGTTAAGGTCTTGCTCTAATCTCTCTCATTATTACCTCCATTCCCCAGATAAACCGGACGGGAATATAAAATAAGAGCGGTAATCCCGCTCTTATACAATGCAACATCTATGATCGTTTTTCACATTCGCCTTAGATACTTCTGCGTAGATCATTGTTGTTGCAATATTAACATGTCCAAGATCTGTTGTACCTCCTCTACCGGCATTCCTCTATCCAGTCCGTTCGTTGCTGTTGTGGCCATTCAAACTTGATTGGCTCAATGTTCCGGCATGGATTACTTCCTATGTATCCCTCATTTGCCGCCCACTCCATAAACACATGGATAACGGTCCTACGTCCATCCAGAGTAGAGTTACAGATTTTACGTTATATGTAACGTTGCATTTTATGGATTTTTGGAAACCAGGCACAGAAAAAGACAGCCGTTATTGGCTGCCTTTCTTGTGATCCAGGTAATATTGTTTAGAATTTTCTTTAACCGCTCTTTCCCTAGCTCTTCTGCTACATTCTGGACTGCAATATATCTCCCGCAATCCCTGAAAGTTATTACCGCACACAGGACATACTTTATCTATCGGTGTATTAGATAGCTTGTTGTAACGCCGGAAATTCCCGAAGCTGTCCTGTCGCTTCTTCCGCTCCTGTCTGCACTCTTCGCTACATACTTGGATGCCATTCACAGATAGAAATTCACGTCCGCAAACACTACATCTCTTTATTCTTGGCATACTCCGCATATTCTCCCAGTAATTTATAGACTTTGTCAATAATCATTTTTTCGATATCTGCACGGTCATAATATTCGCCGTCAACATCATAGCGAATGCGGTCGAGCATGTTGACGTTGCAGATCTCTACATAATTGCCCCCGCTATAATCATCTGCGATTAACCGAAGCTCAAGACCGACAAAGACATGTTTATCATTTTCCTTGTCGTATTGTGTATGCTCAAAAAGAGCAATTTTATAACCGCTTCTCACTCTTTTTTCTACGCCAAACATGAACATTTGTACGTTTCTTTCTAATTCTTCTCTTTCTGGATTCTTGCTAATTTCCATCTTGCTACCTCCGCAATATATTTTTTATTCCGCTAATGCGGTACGCCTTGCGTTATGGTTTATCGTTGCTGGCTGCGTCTTCTATATCGTCATATCTTCCATGCTTTCTCATTTTTTATTACAATACTGCAATAACTTCTGCATCTCTGATAATGATTTCGTCAACGTCATTTCCGTATTTCATTGAGTTTCCACCGATTAAGTAGATTTTTTCTCCGTAAGATTTTACAGCTTCAAGCTTCTCTTCAATGTTGTTCTCAGATGCTTCAAGTGCGCATGTACCATCAAGCTCTCCACCATCATAGAATCCAGTATAAGGTCCGTCTGAAATGTATGGATATAACAACTCTGTGCATTCAAAGTCTGCATACTGGGGATCCTGAAAGAGCTGATGCGAGTTATCCATCACTTCACCGGTGTGGTAATCTCTGTCGTCTGCTCTGATTCCGATGTAACCATATTCTGCTTCACCGATTAAATTTCTGATTTCTTCGATTTTCATTTTTCATTTCCCCTCTCTCCAGTTCTCACTGGTGATTTGCAAGCTGTGTTCTTTACAAGTATTATTATAGCTTTTTGTGCCTTATATGTCAATATGTTTTTGTGCCTTATTTTAAATTTTTTTCGTCATGTTCCAACTTCTCTGCAACAGCTAACTTTATAAACTCGTTCACACTCTTATATCCAAGTGCTGCTATCCTTTCCTTTGTACCTGTCTGGAATCTGCAATTTACGCGCTCAAATTTATCATCGTATTTATATATAGCTTTTCTTTGCGCTTCTGTTGTCTTTCTTTCTTTCGTTTCCATTGCGTTTCCTCCGTTCTTTTTATATGTATATAATATAACATTGTGCCTTATACGTCAAATATTCATTTTTCTTCTGTGTATATGGGCATCAACATTATTTTGCGAGCCTATACCAATATCGGATTTACAGATCAAAGAGCCGGATCAATATTCAATCAGCTGTACACGTAATTATTTTTCTAATGCTGCCTTGATTGCTTCTGTTGTTGTATTTTGCATTTTTATATTCGCTTTTATAATATTGTCCATCTTATACCGCCTACTCCGTTAATGTTCCGTTTCCTGATTTATAGATATATTTCTTTCTGACCTTATCATACAAGCAAAGTGTTCCATCAGATTTCTTGACCGGAATCATATCTGCCACAAGGTTGCTTCCGGAATAGATTTTCGCATAATAGATTTTTCCCTTCAGACCAACTCCGGCAGCTTCACCATTTTTGCTCATACATCCAATGTAATATGGACTTGTCAATGCAAAATTACCAGCATTATCCAGGGTTACAGAATTGTTCCCAAATGTAGCAGTTGCTCCATTCTGTTTTATAGTCCATGCATCTTCCCAAAATGCCGTATTTTTCACTGCGCTTGAAACTGATCCTCGAACAACGTAGAAATTGTCTGTCACCGAGTAACCATACTTATATTTATCATCCCTTGCGCCACAAATATATGTCGTTCCAGATTTGACATATAATTTAGCCTCTGTGTTCGTATTCTGATCCGGCAAAATCTCTGTGTCGAAATAGCAATTACCATCGACACTAAGCGATTCCAGTTCTGTGTGACTTTCGCTCGGGGCAACTGTATTCTCAGCAACATTAACTGTACACTGAGCTGTATATCCACCATCATCTGTTGTTACTGTAACTACAGATGTACCGACAGCTTTTCCTGTAATTTCCCCATTGCTGACAGTTACGTTTGAGTTACTTGTACTCCACTTAACCGATTGATTCGTTGCATTTAATGGCTTTACTGTTGCTGTTAGTATTGCACTTTCTCCTTTTTTTGATACTTAATGTATTCTTACCAAGAGACACACTTGTAACCGCTATAACGGTCGGTGCGACAGACGGTGTAGTATATCCTATTCCAAGATTTCTTAGTTTCTGGTCAATAACTGGGCTGTAAAATGTGCGATACCAGGTTTCGTTCGGGTGCACACCGTCACCTTTCTTGCTTCTCGGATTATAGGTGTATGCTTCCTTATTGGCAGAAGTCATGGCAATCTGTGAGTATGTACGCATATCCAGGTATGGCATATTCCACTTCTTACAGATTTCAATCGCCTTCTCGTAGATGGAGTCCAACAGCGAGTTGTCTTTTCCAAAACTGTGCGGAATAATATATAATTTAACCGCCAGAGGATATGTATCCATGATATGCTGCAATGCACTTTCTAACGCTCCACAAAATGTACTTGTGTTATATGATGCATCATAATTAGTCTCAATCGATCCGATAGGAAGTCCATTATTCTTATCGTTCACGCCACCGTCGAAAATTATCGCATCCGCAGCACCCGTGTACGATGTAATCTGATTAACAATCGGTGTATGTGACGGATTGGATGTCACTGCCATATTCGCCCCGGATTCAGCCTTATTGATCCACGTAGCATTCGGATACTTTTCTTTTAGTGGCTGGATGATTCCTGTTCCCTCTTTCCATCCCCAGCCAGCTAATATACTGTCGCCAAATGCTACAATTGTCTTGTTTTTATACGGATTGGTGAGTGTCTCATCAATCTCAGTTGGATGCTCTGTAAGATATGTGTTTACATACTCCTGCATTGCTTCCTTTGTTACAATCTTTTCAGCCTCGCGCATACGATTCAACAACTGCGTAATGATATCCGGATTCCGTTCCACCACCTCGTCTGTGGCTTCCAGACCTTCCAGTACGGTGCCTTCTGCAAGGGTGGTGTTCCATTCCGAAATTTTTTCATCTCCCTTTTTGGCGCATACGATGTACTCAATCTGTCCTTTGTATGCGGTCACGTTCGGACTGATCAGCCATGAAAATGTAATGTAATTCCCATCTGTCTGCACATCTTCCACCAGATATGCGGACCTCTCGCCGTTGGCATTCTGGTAATTCACATACAGGTGCATCGTAGACAGGTCGATGTTATCCCCTACGATTTTTGGACATCGAAAATGCTTCCTTTCGGAGTTCCCGTCATTTGCTACACCGAACAGCTTTTCGGATGCCGGGACTGTAATCACACGGGTTTCCGGGTTGATTTCAAAAATGTCGTTGACCGGTTCGACCACCGATGCTGCTAATGCTTCTTCTACGGTCACGATTGATACACCTCCACTTCATTCGTTGTGATACGATATCCTGCTTTTCCTCCTACCAGATATACTTTCCAACGTTTATATCCCGTGATTTCGTCCGGTACGGCACATTTGCCATTCACAATCGGGACAGGATATTCCTTGTCGTATTTGGAAAAGACGGCTGCTTTCTTGCAACCGTCCCATTCTGAATCGAAATTATATTCTGTATACAGATACCCTTTTGTTCCGGCCACAATACCAGAGAAATCTCCGTCTTTGCTAAGGTTCTGGCCGGTCACCTTAAACTGTAATATTCTCATTTATGCCCCCTTTGGAAATGCACACCAATTAATAAACATTGATACGCTTGAACTATACCCATTAACAGTTCGTATTGTCATTCCAGTCGTAGATACATCTTTAACCTGCACTGCAAAAGTTTTGGTGTTTTGTGAGCCGCCAGATAACGTTAATAGTACGAACGGTGCTTTCGAGAAAGCTTTTCCAAATTTCACAGTTGTGTCTTTATAACTATTAGCTTTGGTTTCAATAAGAGCTGTGGTCCCGTAAATTGGTGTTTTATTAGTCATTTTTTTGTCAACGGACTCAACCAACAGCTTTAGTTCTTCTGCCGTTGGTTTTAGTTTGAACATCTGCTCTACCGCTACTATACTCAGTCCCTCTATCTTTACCCTGTACAGTGGGAGTTCCCTTGTCTTTCCGCCGGTATATATATCGTCTTGTGCAAGCTCTGGATCTGTAGCAGTCTCTCCGGCCGTTCCCTGAATCACTTCACAAGTCATGGTATCAATTCCACCAGTACCAGTGGTTTCGAATTTCGCTACAATAATGTCGTTTCTATTTTTTTCCAACTGTCCATTCATAATCTCGCAATCTTCATATGCTCCATACGGGATTCTTGCCATATGTCCGCCCACGCAGATTACTCCGTCCGCCACTCTTACTTTATTGTTGCTGAGCACGGTTGCTTTACAAGCCTGCCCAATAGTAGACACACCGTCATCGCCAAATATTGCCTGATATACCGCTGCATCATCTTCAGCATATATATGCGGCTCGGCTTCCGGTGCTGTGTTAACCGTTATTCCTTTCATTCCCGCCATTTACTCATCTTCTCCTTTCACGCTGTAGTCAATAGTTGTTTTCCCGCCCTGGATCTTCAGGACCTTTTGTATGACCGGTTTGATAACCTGTGTATTCGTAACTGCATCATAGCCGGCTACGATGTCACCTATCTCCAGATCTGCATTATCGATCGTCATTTTACATTTTTTATAATTCTGTAGTTCTTTAAGCCGTTTTGTTCCATCTTCTTCCAGTTTGTCTGCTTCCGCACTGGAATAGTTGTATACTGCAGATATCTCATTCAATCCGATGTAGTACTGTTTTTTCCCAATAGTTCCGTTTTTCTGTACGTATAGGTGTAGCACGACTCGATCCTGTTTTTCTCCCTCTCCGACGCACACCAAATGGTTGACGCCATTCCTGCAGTCCCGGACCGTTACGTATATACCCTCTTCCTGGCTATATTCCAACCGTTCAGAATAATCTACTATCGGTACCGCCTGTACTGTTACATAGCCATATTCCAGTCCCTCTGGCTGTACGTAACAGATCTGTAACCTGCATCCATAATTGTCTACCAACTTCTGCAGGGCATCATAGAGCGTCGCGTAGCGGTCGACCCGCCAGTTATTCACTGTTATCCCTGTATCTGCTTCCGGAACGACAAAGAGACCGCCAAAGCGATCTCCTATCAATGTTCTGATTACTGTATTTAATTCTCCTGACAGTGTCAGATGATCTTGTCCGGCCGGTGGCTCAACTACCTTGTACTCCAGCATTCCTCTCCATGTTCTTCCACGCAGTGCAACTTTTCGTGTACCTGATATAGATTCGATGTCTCCAATAATTCCCCCATACTCTGTTCCCGGAGCGAATATCCGGCATCCGTATCCCACGCGTTCAGTGTCATAATCTGACACCGCTATCGCGACCTCGAAATCATTCGTGTTTCCAATGTCCATATCTGTCTCCGCGCTATCGCACAGTTCTCCGCATTCTTCTCCGGTCGGTTTTGTCGTTATGAAATGAATTTTCGATATTGTGGCTGTGTCTTCTAAGGTGCTGTTGTCCATTTCGGTATACTCCTTTCTTCGATTACGGTAATGTCAAATTCGAATTTTCCCGTCCAGGGTACCATCTGTCGCCCCGGCTGAATCTTTTGGAAGAATTCTCTTCCTTTGCTCCTGCAGTGGTATGCGTTCATCTCTTCGCCATTCTTCAGTACTTTTACAATAGTTCTGGAACGGCTGTCAATTCGAAGATATTCTCCTGTTTCCAATGTGATATTGACCAGATATGTGTTGTTTCCTATCGTGACTTGAGGATTGACAACTGGTCCGTAAATAATCATCTGGAAATTTGATGATGTATAATTCGGATTAATAAGATAGTTGCTCTTCATTCCGTTTGCGTATCGATACGGATATTTTCCCGGATACCGTTTATTGTCACTAGACGCGATTCCATAGCTGTGAAATGTATATGTTTTTTTGCCGATCCAGTAAGGTGTGAACGCTTCTACTGTAGCGTCCACATCTACTGTATAGAATATCTCATCGTACTCTTTCGGATTTAATTCTGTTATATAACATTCCAGATAATAATCTCCCACCCATAGTTTTCCAGGCTTTTTTTCAATGATGTCTATATCTGTTATTTCGTTCAGCTGGTCCATTACATCGCAATATTCTTCTTTTGTATCCGCGTATACTTGCAATGTTATTTTTTTGCTCATTCCGGTCCTATAGAATTTATCCAACTTTTTTCTATTTGCATTTACATTTTCCGTTGCGGAATATTTCCACTCTTTCCCATATAATTCCGTAATATCCTCGATTACCACTGGCCAGTTGTCTAAATCCATCCTGGTTCCATTATTATTTTCATAATATATCATTCAGTAACCTCTCTTATTATTCGTCCAAATTCTCTGCCATTATAGTTCACAGTAGTATGTACTTTTGCCATAGCCATGGCAAGTCTGTCATAGTCTATTGGATCTCTTTCTGTTCTCTGTAATCGTTCCAGTCCTCTTTCAACAGCATCTGCTACATACGTCTGGAGTACTGTGATTGGTGTGACTGCTTCCGGCCCTGCTTCGCCTACTCCCTGCCATCCGAGACGGGTAGGGAATATAGTAGGTTGGTCGAATATCGCTCCTTTTGCGCGCCAGGCGATGCTGAAATGTGGCACTGATGGAGGTGTCAAAGAAAATTTTCCTTCGATATTTATGTGCGGCAGCTTTAAGTCTGGAAGTTTCCAAGAAAAATGAAAAGCACTCTTAATAACTGATATCGCATTTTTTACCGCGTTTCGTGCGCCGTTAATTCTAGTGGTGATTCCACTCTTAATTCCTTCGAATATACTTATCACCATGCTTTTTGCACTGTTAATCGGTCCCGTAATATTGCTTTTTACAGTTTCGAATCCTGCCTTTGCCGATGTTTTCACACCGTTAATTCTAGTGGTGATTCCACTCTTAATTCCTTCGAATATACTTATCACCATGCTTTTTGCACTGTTAATCGGTCCCGTAATATTGCTTTTTACAGTTTCGAATCCTGCCTTTGCCGATGTTTTCACACCGTTAATTCTAGTGGTGATTCCACTCTTAATTCCTTCGAATACGCTTACAACCATCGTAAATGCGCCGCTGATCGGAGATATGATATATGTTTTCACAAGTGCAAATCCGTTTAACACTATTGTTGCGATCGTATCTATAACACCACTGATTCTCGTACTTATTTCATTCCATACCTGTATAACTGTATCTTTGCAGTTCACCCATATGAATTGGAATGGCAATGTGATAATCTGGAACGCTGCCGATATTATTTCTCTAATCAACATAACTCCAACCGTTATAATATTACCGATTGTTTGGAATATTCCCGATACTTTTTCCAATATCGATGCAATTCCATCGCCCACAATTCCGGTGATTATTTGTAATGTATTCGAAATTTTTTCTGCAATACCCGTAATTTTTTCTATGACACCGCTTATAAACGTATCTATGCCGCAAATATGTATTAAAGTTCCGAAGAAACCTACAAGTCCTGAAGCAAATCCATCCAGTGCACCTGTTATTTCTCCCCATAATCCACTAAATACTTCTACAATGCCTGTCCCAAACAATTTCAGGCCTGCTTTTGCCAGATTTATATCACCAGTGAACACTCCAACTATCATATCGCCCAGTCCGGACAGTATATCTATAATTCCTCCGACCGCGCCAATTAACGGTTCAATCATGTTTAAGACAGCGCCGAAACCTGCTGCCAGCAGTCCGATCGCCGGTACCAAACCTGCTGCCAAAATTGCGCCGATCGCCTTAAATAGATTTTCAAGCCCAGACAGCTTATCGCTCAGTCCGGATATTGCACTTTTTATTCCGCTTAGTTTTTCATCAATATTGATTCCATCTAGGAACCCTGTTATAGAACTTTTTACAGTGTCAACAATTCCTGTTATGAAATCTCTGAATGATTCGCTTTTATTCCATAAGAGAACCATTCCAGCCACCACTCCAGCTATTGCAGCTGTTACTAATAGAATTGGTCCTAGAGCCACTCCTCCAGCCCCTGCCATCGCAACTCCAGCTCCTTCTGCGGCTGTTCCAGCTTCCGCTGCCGCTACTGCAGTTCCGGCAAAAAGCCCGCTTATTTTTGCTCCGAGTCCAATAACCGAAGATATTCCGATAGACACCTTCCCGATGCCGATCAGCAATGGAGACAATACCGCAACTATTCCCATGATGCCGAGTATCATTCTCTGCTGTCCGCCGTCCAGATCATCAATTTTCTGTGCTAATCCTGTGATTTTCTGTGTCCCTTCCGCAATCATCGGGAGAAAGATATTCCCAAGGGTGATTCCGGCATCATACAGGTTGTTCTTCATGATCGACAGCTTTGATGCGGTCGTTTCATATCGTTTATTTGCCTCATTGGTTAATGCTGTATTCTCTTCCCAAGCGTTCTTTCCGGTGTCGATCGCGGACGTAAATACATCACTTGCATTCGCAGATCTTAGTAATGCATCACGCATTCTCGTTTCTGTTATGCCCATATCATTTAAGACTTTGATAGCGGAGTCGCTTTCTCCTCCGCATTTTGAAAGACCTTCGATGAATGCTTCCAGTGCGCCTGTAGCGTCTTCCTTGAATCTCTTGGAGAATTCGCTGGTGCTCATTCCAGCTACGTCCGCCCAGTCCTTTAACGAATCACTGTTAGTTTCTACAGCAAGCTGCATTTCAATTAATGCTTTGCTGAATGCCGTACCGCCCGCCTGTGCTTCCATTCCAACTGAACTTAACGCCGTAGCCAGTGCAAGAATGTCAGATTCTGACATTCCTACCTGCGTACCTGCGGATGCAAGATTAGTTGCCATATTCATGATGTCTGCCTCAGTGGTGGCGTAGTTGTTACCCAGGTCTACAATGGTGCTTCCCATCTTCTTATATTTTTCATCCGCACTCATAGAGGTGTCTGCCGCTAAGCCGGTAATATTTGCGAATTTCGCAATAGATGTTGCTGCATCTTCTGCCGACAGGTTGGTAGAATTACCCATGTCGATCATAACGCGGGTAAATCCTAAGACGTCCTGAGTCTTAATGCCTAACTGTCCGGCAGCTTCTGCAACCTCAGAAATCTCCGTTGTAGATGCTGGAATCTCTTTTGCCATGCTCCGGATTCCATCTTCCAACTGTTGGTAACTGTATACGCACTTGCCGTTTGCATCAAATACTTCATCTGATGTTTTTTTGACGCCAGCAAAAGCAGATTCAAACTGCACTGCTGCCGTCCCGGCTCCGGCCAATGCTCCAGCCGCCGCCGTGCTGGCTACTTTCAGGTTCTGGCCAACTTTTTCTGTCCCTTCGCCGAATTTTCCAAGTCCCTCGCCAAATGACTGAATGGCTGTCTTTTGATTTCTTAATTCCTCTGAAGTCTTCTTGATCTCATTCCGGATCTCTTCCTGTTTGATCTTGGATTCCATCAGTTCCGTTTTTAATTCTGCGTACTTTTCGGAATCCTCTCCAACTTCCCTGGCGCATTCATCCAGTGCATCCCGCAAGATCTTCGTCTTGTCTGCAGCTGCTTTTGATTCCTGTCCAAGAAGTTTCTGGCGTTCTTTCAAGAGGTCTGTTTTATTCTTTGCTCCATCCAGTTTTGTTTCGTTCAGCTGTAGTTCTTGATCCAGTTCCCGAATCTTACTATCTGCCTGTCCAACAGCTGTTCTTAGCTGTTCTTCTGCTTCCGCTTGTTTCTTTGCTTCTTCTGCTGCTTTCAGCTGCTCCGCAGACAGCTGTGTCTCTGCGTTTCTCTGTTCTTCCAGTTTTGCAGATGTCTGTGAGAGTTCTTGTGAGATAGCCTCCTGTGCTCTTTTTGCGTCCGCAAGTTTTGCACTCCAGTTATTCGCTTCAATCGAGTTTTCCCCGAATATGGCTTTTGCCGACTCCATTTTCCCTGTCAACAATTCTACTTTCTGGCTGCTTGCTTCCAGCTCTTTCTGTAAGAGTTTCTCTCTCTTTTCCAGAGTGTCTGTTGACTCTCCGGTGCCTTTCATTTGTGTTTCGTTCAGTTTTAGTTCCGCACGTAACGCTTTCAGTGACGATTCTGCCTGTTTTAAACCGCTCGTCAGTTCTTTCGTATCCGCCCGGAACTTCACGCTTGCTTCTCTGTTGCTTAATCAATCACCCTCTCTCCAACATCTGTTCTTCTGCATATGCCTTCCACGCTTCATATGCATATTTATCTTCCAGGATCGTAAGCAGGGAATTATATTCCGAATACCAAAACAAATCCTCGCTGATTCCATTCATAATCACGTAATAGACGTACATATCTTCCACGGTTTCAATTTCGAACCGTGGAAGTCTTAAATAACCTTTTGCTTTCTTACGTGTTACTCTTCGGAATCCGTCCCGGAATCCTGCTTTTTTGACGGCGAATACATCTCATTAATCACTTCCATGTTCTTTCTCCAGTCCTGGTCCATATTTTCGAAAAACTCTGTAAACGACATGCAATCTTCGTCCTGATTTGCATTTTTGTAGGCAGCATACAAAAATTCCGCTACTTCAAGTGCGTCTTTATCATTTACACCTTTTACTAATACCTTGCTTAATGTCTCATACGATTTTTTATCGTTTTTCCTTAATGTCAGCATAAGAATAGGAGCGGTGGACATTGCCACACACTCCCCATTTGTAAGTTCATATTCCTCATAATTAATCTTAGGATTCTTCATCTACATTTCCCTCCTCGCCAAGAATACGTTTGATCAATTCTTCTTTTTTGCCCATGGAATCAACTCCCATTTCTTCTGCTTTCTTTCTCAGCTCGTCTACCTTCATCTTTTCGAGTGTAGATTTGGTAAGCTCGTTTGGAGCTTCTACCTGGGTTTCTGTTGTTTCCGATGATTCAGGATGCTCCGGAGCTTCTACCGATCCAGCTTCTGGTTTGGTTGCTTCCGGTGTTTGTGTCTCTTCCGTCTTCTCTTCTACCTTTTCCACCAGTCCGTTCTTTTTGGCATTGATTTCTTTGTATCTTTCTTCCGACATCTCCACAATTTCACCCGTGAACCGGATGTCGCCTGTGTGTTTGTCTCTGAATTTCTGTTTTACTTTTACTTTCATAGTTTTCCTCCTTATACTGTGTCCGCTTCGACAAGTTTGCGTGAGAACTCTTCCATCCACTTCTGTTTTACAGTTTCATCCTTCAAATCGTCTTCAACAGCCTCATACAATCCTTCTCCGTATTCATCCGGCATGATTGCAAATTCCAGTTCCAACATACTAATGTCCTCAGAATCGTTATCAACGCTTCTTGATAACGCCGTCTGAATCGTGCAATTTGGATAAGCCTTGTGTTTCGGGTTGTTATCCTCATCTAAAACCTCTGCTGTAATGCAAGCTACTGCGTGCAACGAATTCATACCGTAAGCGATTACCCCGTCTTTTAATTCGGTACGGTTCATTCCATGCAAGTCAGCCAGCATATCCTGTGGAACATATGCAGATACTTTTGCAGTCCCATCACCAGTTCCTTTGGTTCGTGTCTTTAAGATTCTGGAACCGCATTTTTTTGTCATGGTTTTGCAGTTCATTTCTTCTTCCAGTTTTCCCACGCAATCCAGAACGTCTGCCTTTGTTGCAGCTCCGATCCGGATTCCAAGCTTTTTAATTTCGACTTCCGTGAAGTCTGTTTCTCTGATTCCAGCCATTTTATGTTTCCTCCAATCGTTTTACCAATTTATCAATTACCCCGTTCACAATCTCATCCCCGGCTTTTTCAGCACCATGGAACATGAACTGCTGATTTCCTCGGTGATGTCTTGTATTTGATCCATCGTCCGGAAAGTACAGGTAATGATAGTTGCCTTTTGTGTATACCTTTACTGCAAGATTCTCTCCCTGTATCCGGAACGGATCGGTCTGTGAGGCTGCTGCTTTCTTTCCGTTCCATGTTCTGCCGGATACCGGCAAGATTGCCCGGATATACTCTTTTATCTTTTTCCCGCCCTCATTTGCCAAATAATCGTTTATAATTTGTTCCGCAACAGATCTGTCGGAAAATTTTTCAATCGTTTGTGCGACCTTATCAAATTCTTTTGCATCCAGGTAAAAATAACTCATCGGCTACACCTTTTTTCCGTTTTTCCAAATTCCATCGTGCAGATTTCTACAGTGCACTCTCCTGCTTTCTGCACATAATCGTATACCGTGTCGGTATCTGAGATTTTGAATCTAAGTGTTTTCATCTTTTCGATCACCTGTTTCTCCAAGTCTTCTGGGATATACTCTTCTTTCACAATCGCAACGAAATAACGCCTGGTTATTCCACCCTTGCTTTCTGACTTTCCCGTTCTCCTTTTTCCGAACACGATGCAGTCCCAGTTCTCGCGTCCTTGGAACCTTCCGGCACCATAATATACATCCGGTACGATCTCTTTTAAGGCTTCTTTAATTTTGTCTTTCAATTTTCCTTACCTCTTCCAGATAGAAATACAACTCACGGTTTTTCTTATCATGATCAACGTAGATAATCGCATAGATCACATTATTAATTACCACATTATAATCGCTATCTGGTGGTATAAGATCCGGGGTTGCTATCTTAGTTGTTAGATTTGCTCCGTGCTGTTCGGCAAATTCAATGTCTTGCTGTCTTTTTGACTTTTCTGTGAAACACAAAAAGCCTAGATACTCTAAATCATCTAGGCTTTTTACATTCTTTTCCACGTCTTTTTTGCGATAAATTTCGGCAACTCCATCCCCGTAATCATTCAAGATATTCCTCGCCATATTTCACCTCGTATTTATGTCTTGCTGTAATAATATCGCTTCTGTAATTCTTATCGAATTCACATGCTATCTTGTTCCACGCATACCAGCTATACTTTAGTAGCAGCATTCGGGCGAATCCCGGTTTCGTAAAATCCATCTGATCATCTTCATGCATTCCAAGTTTGTGCATCATTATTTCAATGGCATCTTCCGTTATATCCGTAATTTCCTTCTCTGTATCATCATTCGCCCAAGTTATCCGGCATTCTCTTTTTACTGCTGCTACAAGTTTTGCTTTTTCTTCTTCGCCCATAGCTTATGCCGTTACAACGGTATCCTCAGTTTTTACAGTTACATATGCCGGATCCAGTTTGCTAATGTCCAGGACAATCGCTACTGTGTTATCGTATGGGCGGCCATTTCCGTGAAGCTTAATCTTATATGTTCTCGTATCCTGAAGGAACTTGAATTCGTCCGAATATTCAATTTTTCCGTCTTTACTTTCACCAAGCCCGAAGAAATACTCTTCCGGCAGACACAGGATAGCTTGTCCGGTTTTCACTTCGTTTGATCTCACAACTTCTGTCGGGAACGGGAATAAATCTCTGGCGTATGTTCCGCCTGTTGTCAGTGCCGTAGTTGCCGGCATAATCTTGTTGAGGTAGTCTACCTGGTTGCAGATCATCAGTACTTCGTCAAAACTTCTCATACGTCCTTTTTCTGTGACTGCCAATTTTGCCACAAGTGGTCCGTAATTTGCTGGGAGGAAATTTGTTACCTGGATTGCTGTTTTTTCCGGATATCCGGTTGATGTCGAAAAGCTTACTCCTTCATGGATATCTCTGTTCAGTCCGACCGGTTCATCTTTTCCACTTCCTGATACGATTGCTTTTTCGAGTGCTACATATAACGCCTCTTTCAGGATGGTACGGATATAGTTATCCAGGAATGAAGGTCCGAGATCCAACATATCCTTTGGGATTACCGCATAAGCTGTCAGCTTCAGCAATGTAATCTCTACGCCCTTAAATGCAGATTCAATCTCCTGTGTAATCTCGCCATTAATCTGTCCCCAAGCTGCTTTCTGTCTTGTGTGATCATTTAACAGCCATTTTGTGAGATATTTTACATTTTGGAATGTAATCTTTTCTAACAATGGATGTTCTTCCAGCAGATTTCTGTACACATCCTCGATAATAGTTTCCGGCATTCCGCCATCCGTTGTAATCAGATCTGTGAACGCCTGTTTCGGATCACTTGCCTTTCCGGCTTTTGCAAGGTTCTGATAGAACTCTGTCTCTTCGCTCGTGAGCTGTCTGTAACCTCTCTGAGCAAGTACATTCGTATCAGTGCTGTACATCTCAAAGTCTGTCTTTACTTTTTCCGTAATGGCATCAATTACCTGCCCCCAGGCTTTTTTCCCTTCCTCTTCGTTTCCGCTCTGCAGTGCGCTCTGCAGAGCCGCCACTGCCTCTCTCTGTTTTGTGTCCGCAATGTTTCCTAACATTCTTTTTTCTCCCTTCTTTTTACATTGAAAACATGTTAAAAAATGTCTGCATAGAGACATCTTTTTCTTCTTTTTCCGGTTTTGTCAGCTCTTCGAATTCTTTCAACTGATTTGAGAAATTTGACTGTTTAATCTTATCTCTCATTTTTTCAATTTCTTTCGAAGACTGCATCGCCTCGTCAATCTCTACCGTAGTTTGGCCGGCAATCTCATCAATCACGCCGATCTCCAGAGCTCTGTCCGGATCAAGCAGTGTTTCCTTGTCCATGATGTCTTTTAATTCCTCTTCCGTGATCTTCCCGCCACACCGATTCATGAAAAGAGATCTGGAAGCTTTCATCCATGCATCCAGCTTGTCCGCCTGGTTCCTGAGTTCGTCCGCATTGCCTACGGCTACTGTCCACATATTGTGAAGGACCATTCCCGTTCCCTCCCCCATCACGCGGTGATCGCATGCCTGGAGAATCGTAGCAGCGATACTGTTCGCTACTCCGTCCACATAACCCGTCTTGTATGCTTTGCAACGTTTCAGGTTTGTGAAAATGGCAGTTCCTTCTTTCACAGATCCACCATCCGAATTGATATACAGCTCAATAGTGTCAGAATCTGACACGCCCTCTAGCAATTCTCGGAAATGGTTTGCCGAAGTCTCGGACTCGTCATATTCCAATGTCTTCCAGTTAAAGTCTCCTTTCGCTTTTACTTCGTCATACAGGTAGATTTTATGTACTGTTCCAACCTGCTGGTGTGCAAAGCAAATTCCACCGATCTTATTCATCCTCCTCACCTCCTTTCGCAGCTGTCCTTGTATCGTCTGCCTCCCTGAAGTTATTCGTAACGTAATACGTTTTGCTCCACGGTGTATCTAATGGTACCAAGCTTAATTCCTCCCTTGCTTCGTCTGTATTTATGATTGCTGATCCGATCAGCTTCTCTACATTGGCTGCAGTCTCAAACAGATCTCTGTGTTTGATTCCTCCGGTGTAACACTGATAATAGTTCCCGTTCATGTATTCATAGACGGTCGCGCGCTTATTCAGCACTTCCGAAATGGTATTTGCTAACGGGTTCACGCCAAACGTCAGGAATACGTCACACACCTCTTTCAGGTTCGTGATATTTCCCATCATCATTGACATTGGAATTTTAAAAGCCTGTCCGACCATCTCAAAAATGTCTTTGCGGATATTCACGAAATCATCGGAGGTTTTCGGGGATTTTACTGATTCTTCTATCAGTTCCTCACCAGCATACTCCACATATGTGGCGTATTCATTCTCCATATAATCTTTGATGTTTTTTGCAATAACTTCTTTGAATTGTTTTTGGAATTCTTCATCTCCGGCCTTAATTGTATCTACCTTATACTTGAATTTTCTTCCATTCGTATCCTTGAAGGTTCTTGCCGCTGTCTCCAGGAGCTTCCCGTATTCCCTGTACACTCCATCAATCAGTGTTTGTACACATTCGTCCTCCATCCGGAACAGATACACTTCCTCTGCTCGGAACGTTCGATTGAGTTGTAATCCACCAGGCAATATGACACCACCGTAGATATTTCCCAGAACCGGCCTTTCCTGCACGATCGTGAAGTCCTCCGCACAATGTAGTTCCCCGTTTAGTTCGACCACCAGTGCGCCTTTTTTCGATCGTGTCATTTTTCGAATTACTCTGTGCCAGAAGTAATTGCTGTTTTCATTTTTGTTCGGTGCTACGTTCAGCAAGTAATAGTCCTGGTCTTTTACAGGTTTCCCTTTGTTGAACACTCTCATCTCTGCCATGCTGATTGCATTTGCCAGATAAGAGCTCGCTGTGTAGATCGCCAGTTCCTTATAGTAGATCGATGCGGGTATATTTACCACGACCGTTTCTGCATTCGTACCGGTAACCTTAAATACTTTTTCCAGGAAGTTTTTTACTCCCATGTTCCGCCTCCTAACATACTGTTCCTATCCTGTTTTTTATAATTCTTCTTTGTTTAATTCTTTCTTCATCTGTGACCGCTGCCACGAACGCTTTAAAACCGTCCGTTTTCCGTGAACGCGGCTCTATTTTTTCATATGTGACATTGCCTTTTTTGTCTGTCACTGCTTTTGAGTTCCATGTGTACCAGCGCATGATCTTGCTGGTTCCCCAGGCGATCAGTCCACGCGCGAACATATACCCAATTACCGGAGCAACTTTCATTTCGTCACTCGGTCTAATCAGTTTCAGATTCTTCTTTTCATCCGAAAAACCTATTTTGCCAAGTGCTTCTCTGAGCCATGTCTGCCGGAAGTTATCCATCACCACAGATTCGATTTTGTATAACTTCGATTTTTCCAGAAGCCAGTCTGTCACATACTCCGGATCTATCTCCACGTCGTCCACCATCGTCAATACTCCTTCTTCTTCAGCTTCTTTCAGTGGGTATTTGATCCTCGGAAGATCTCTCGATTTCTTACATACCCACGTATGATGCATCCAATATCGTTTATCTCCGACTTTGAACAGCAGCCCGGCGGCTACAAAATCATTCGTTTTGGAATAATCAATTCCGGCTACGCAAGAATGATTACGAAGATCCGGGAGACTTCTGGTTGCTTTTTCTAGGTTTTTCCAATCTGTCACACAATACTGCGTTTCCCCTGGCGGCCGGTTCATTCGTTTAGTCATGAATGACGTGTGATTTACCGGATCCAGCTTGTACTCTTCATATTCCATCCGCATTTCTGTCAGGAGGGTTGGGAAGTTTCTCAAGGATGGATTTGCTTTCTGCCATTTTTCCTCATCCTTTACTTCTTCCGGATCATCCAGCCAACAGATGAACGGCAGTTTCCCGTTATCCGGAATCTCTCCTTTTAAGATCTGTAGGCAAGTTTCCAGCAATTCATCTAGCGGGCCATCCCGGATATCCCCCTGCGTGGATATGACTGTTCGTCTCGGAAAGTCTTTCTTCCCAAGTCCTCCAGTCGCTACCTCGATCAGCTTATAGTCCTTGTATGCATGGTATTCGTCAAAATCTACTTTCCCCGGTCTACCTCCGTCTTTCGTGTCCGGTGCACGGGTGTGGTATTTGATCTTCGATCTTGTCCGAATATTGGTGATACATTCCAGATTCCATTTGAACGTATTCTTGAAGAATCTTTTGTTGTCCTCCAAAATGTTATATATATCTTCGAATGTCGTTTTTGCCTGATCCTCTGATGTAGCGAATATGTCGATGTGGTATTCTTTCACTCCGTTGACTGGTGTGACCAACGCAAAATCTTCAAACGCAAGATATCCGTTCTTTCCTGCCCCGCGTCCAACTAAAATTATCAGATACGGGAATCTCAACTGGCCGTCTTCTCTTTTATACACACAGTTGTGCAAAGCGAAGCAGAACTGTTCCCACGGTAACAGCTTGTACGGGAAGTACTTTTCCAGTCCCAGGTATCTTTCTAATTGCTCTTTATCTACATAGACATCTTCCTCTGTGAATACTTTTTCCACAAAATTGCAAAGAAGCAGCTGCTCTTCGCATACAACTGCTTCATCACTTCTTACGAATTCAATATACTGGTCAATCTGTTTACAGATCTTCATCGATTACTTCATTTCCTGTTGGTTCATCCGTCGTCAGTCCTAACTCCTTCAGAATGCTCAACATCTGCTTTTCTACAGCCACCATATCTTTCACAGACTGGTTCTGTTTTGTGATCTCGAATCCGTTTGCAGAAAGTGTCTTGTACGACACTCCACGTTCCTTTATGTCCTCTTGTAGAGCCTTTTTTGTGTCGTAAAACTCCATATAATCATCAATTATGTCCAAAAAATGTGCCGTTTCTGCGCCTTTTGCACGTAATTGTTTGATTAAACTGGATTTAATTTTTTCTTTGATTTCGTCCATTTCGCGGGCTTTTTTCGACTTTCGCGCCATATATTTCACCACCAACTTTTTTCCATTTTTTATCACGCGCGAGTCAGCGCGGTTCAGGCGTGCCCCCTACCCGTTGTAAGCGTCCCCCACAGATTTAGGGTATAGGGGGTACCGGGGGTACCTTTGTAAAAAATTTTTCGGAATACATTCCATCCACATCGTCCAACACAATGAATCTGTTACAGCAGGACGTTCGAACCTCCAGAACCTTGTGTTCCTTCTCTCCGAACAGCTTCGCATATCCATATGCTATTGCTCTCCTGTATCCGTGTCCCGTAAACGTAACACGATCTCCAACCTTTATCTCTTCTTCTACCATCGTTCTTCATTCACCTGCTTCACCTTCCTGTACTTCATTCTTTCGTGCGCTCTGTCGTGACAGTCATGACAGAGTGGTATCAGATTCCTGTACTGCTTTCCTCTGTACTCATAGAACTCACACAGTGCAAGCTCCGGATGCGTCTTGACGTACTGTACGTGATGCACTGTCTCAGCTCTTGATACTTTTCCTTTCTCCTTGCACCACTGGCATTCATGATGGAACTTATCCAGTACATTGTTCTTTAATGCGATCCACTCTTTGCTCTTATAGAATCGGTACAGCTTATTCTCTTCTATCAGTTTCTTTATCTCTTGTTGTGTCCATTCCATAATTGCTGGAACAGGATTCGAACCTGTGTCCTCCGGCTATTAAGACCGGCGTGCTCCCTTTCCGCACCCTCCAGCTCCACTATAACCGGCAGTCACAACGTCTCTGATCTACCATCAATAACGTCTTGTGTCTGCCTTTGTAACAGCACTCCCAGTGATATTCTTTTCCCTGATCTGTGTAGATCCTTTTGCAGAACTCACAGTCTTTACACTTGGGAATCTGCTTCTGCCCTTCTCTTCTATTGCTCATATATCCAGGGCAACTTTCTTCTGCAGGACAATGTTCTTTCTTGCTAAGCTTCCAGTAATGTATGCAACCTTTATTCTTGCACGTAACTATCATAATTCCTCCACGCAAAAGAGCACCTGGATTTCTCCAAGTGCTCTTTCTTTATCCGTTATTTACTTCCTCGATGAACTCTTTCATCATCTTCGTGAGCTGTCCTGCGGCACTCACTCCCGCTTTCTTGCAGGCTTCTGCATATTCGTCCACAACTTCTTTCTTGAGTTTGTAGGACTTTGATACCCAGCCTGCCTTCTTCTCGTATCTTTTGGTGGCAATCGTCTGCGCTTTAGGATTCCCGACCGGCATTATCTTCCCTCCTCTTCTTAAGTTCCGAGGCTATATCTATCATCATGTATGCTGATGCAAGCATAAGCAATACACTACTATAGATGTTCTTTCCGGATCCAAAGAATATTACAATCGCCGCAAACAAAAACAATTCACTGAATCTTATTCTTTTCATATCCTGTCAGATGGGTTATAATCTTTACAAGAGGTAAGGGCTTTCGCCCTTTCCCCTATTTGAGAGCTGTAATCAAGCTTGCTAACCCTGTCAAGAATGTTCCGAGCGCAATCAGAAATTCTATCAGTAGCTTTATTGCAGTTCTCTTTTTCTTTCGTTTTTTCTTTCCCATCTGCATCTCACCTCCTTATGTATATATAATATCATATGGTGCACCATATGTCAACAGTTTTATGCTTCTTTTTATATTTTTATTAACTGCTGCCACCCTTCGGGTAAATATCAGCACCTCTGTTTTACTTCTCTATGCATAAAAAGGATGGCCACAATCTCTCGACTGCTGCCACCCTTCGGGTGAGTATGTCCTTTGTTCTTTTTTTCTTGATGTTACCATAATAACACACTTTCTTGTATCCTGAGTCCCCCTCTTTTTAAATTTTCTTTGACATCAGGTAATAGAACTTCCTCCTTCGCTCATAATACATCTTTTTCCCGCATGGAATCTTTTTGGAATCTCTTAAGTATCTATATGTTGCATAGTCTGTTGTAACCCCTTCCAGAATCCACGGATAGATTACTGCGTCTGCTTCGATTGCTGTCTGTTCAATCCGTTTACATTTTTCCTCCAGCTCCATACGTTTAATAGCCAGGTGTTCCGTCTGTGACGCCTGGCTTGGACTTCCTTTTCCTTCCTGACCATATTGCATGGCTTTTATGGTGTTTGTAAGTTCTGCAAGTTCCCTTCTCCATTTTGGATACTGTAAGCAATGGTATTTTATCTCCAAAAATCTATTCGTATCAATACCGTACTTATCTTTGTTGATTGGTCTCATTTTCAACTTTAAATTTCCTCCCTGTCCGCCTGTCTTTTATTATCAAGATATCAAATCCGAACAGACTTGCTATATCCTGTAGATCGGTCAGTGCTCTGCGCATGTGGTAGGGCATCTGGTTGTATCTGTGCAGTGCTTTGTCTGCTGTCGGATCTTTATAACCTTCATGGTTCATAGTTCTCCTTTCCGTGATTCACACATTGTTTTATACATTTTTCAATTTTATCTTTGCACGCTTCACAATATTCTTTCGGTCCATACATATCTTGCATCGCCTGTCTCATGTTATGTTCGTACGCTTTTGCCGTTCCGCCTGGTCCGTCACATCCTGCGTATATTCTTATTGTGTAATACGTTGCGCCTATCGGCATCCCGCATCCGTCACATATATGTTGCCTCATTTTATTCACCTACCACAATGCTCTCTTTCTTTTACGTCCTTTTACGTATACTATGCAGTTTTCTACCGTGCACCCTCTGCTATGTCCTTCTACTCCAATATAGTTGCAACCACCCAAACCGGTTCTGCATGCTCTGTAGATGCACGTCCTGCATTGGTGCCTATCTTCATTTGGTCCTGCTTCCTTGCTCCTAACTTTTTTTCTCACGTGGTTCTCCTTTCTCCTCCGACTGCTGCCGTCCGGCTTTCGCCGGAGGGAATCTATATCAACCGGTTGCTGTCGTGATACAATTACCGGCAAGTGCAAGCTATTCTATTTTCTCTGCCATCCAATCCAGTAATCTGATGATCGTCTTATATAGCCATGTCTTCTTTGATTCTGCTTTCAGTACTTCACGAGCTCTTTCAAATTTGCGTTGGCTGTCCTCACGCTTTTTATATTCCTCGTATTTGCACATCTGCCACCATTCGCAGAATATGCAGCAGTGCGAACAGTTTTTCTTTCCGGCTTTCATGATCCAGTGTTTTAATCGTTTTCTGAATTCTTTTGGCATTATTCTTTCAGTTCCCCTCTTATGTATTTTAAGAAGTCCTCTATTCCCTGTGTATAGCCTTCCTGGTACTTCTGGACCTTTTTCAAGTTCCCTGCTACATTTTGTGTTCACTTCATGCTGCAATCTATTGGCCGTTTCTTCCATCTGGTCGTCTGGTTCTTTTTCTTCTGTCTCTTTCTCTCTTGCAGAGACTTTCATCTCTTCTATTTCTCTTTGTTTTTCTTCCAGTTCTTTCTTGAGCGTTCTTATTTCTTCGCAATCCGCATTGTCATTTTGTCGTTCAATTCCAAACGTTGCCAGCATCGCATTATCTATATCCTGTATTTCCTTTTCTGTACATGTTCTGATATACTCTCCGAATCGGTCAAGATAGGCGAATGACAGTTTCTCACATATTGCTACTGATGGTGTCATGCACATAACTTTTACATGTGTCGAAGAAGAATTCTCTTCTTTATTCGTCAGCCATGCTACTTGCGCACAGCCGGTTTCTTCTATCACTTCTGTCGCTGATACTACGACCGCTGGTGATTTCTCTCCTGTCTTACCTTTTTCAATATAGAATATATCTCCTTTGTATACTTCCATGTTATTTACCCCCCCCCTGTGTTTATTATTGCTTTGAATGCCGTCGGATCATAATAGCCGGATCCGTTCTTCTTTATATCATTTTTCATCCTTGTCAGTACCTCCGCCCCGTTTTATAATTTCAATCGCATGATTTATTTCTACGTAATCCGAACACGTTCCAAACAGTTCAAATTCTACGGTGCTATCTTTCAATTCTTCTATCACTTTGTCCGGATCGTATGCTGTAGTATAATTTTTCAGTATCCGAATTTCTATTTTGCAATCCGTTATGTTTCTCTCAAGCTTCCGGATATTTTTATCTATGTCATATAGATTTTTTCTTGGTATTTTTCTTGATCTCCATTGTTCAATTATTTTTTCTGTGTGTTGTATCTCTTCTTCAATTTTCTTTATTTCTGCATCGGCATCTATCAGTCTCATCTCATCACCTCTTGTAGTTCTCTGTTCCCATAGTACAGAGCGCATTCCTTACATTTGTCTATCGGCTCTCCTCCACCATTGCACGTTCGCAAGCCAGCGCATCTATCTTCTTCGTATCCTGGATGCTCATATTGGTGTGCCAGATAGCAGTTATCAATTCCTTGTTTTACTGTTATGTTCATCTCTATTATTCCTTTCTTTGTGGTTCATCCTCTTTCATATATATTTCAATTTCTTCGCCACACGTTCGTATCACGTCTACCTCGCTTTCCAGTAATAATATGCTTAAATACTTTCTTGCATTTTCCGGTTCCATTCTGCCGATGCAGTCTCTCTCTTTGTTGTAGATGTTCAACATTTCTCTATCATCTATTTTTTTCAGTAATTCTTTCAGTTTCATTCCCGTTATCTCCATCTTCGTTTTTCTAAAAATCAAATACTATTTCCGGTGCTTTTATAAATTTCGCGCCGCATTCCTCTGTGTTCTTCCGTTCTATCTTTCTGATCATCTCTGTTATCTCTTTGTCCGAGTCTTTACAGTATGCGTATCCATCCGGTGCGTAGATGCCTTTTACCTTTCCGTTTATGCGATCCAGTATTGTTTGATAGCTCATGTAGTTCTGCCGTGCAACTTCTCTCGCCGATTTATAGAATGCTACGATTTCGCCGTCTTGGTTGATTTTTGCTACCTTGGTTGCTCTTCCATTCATCTGTCCAGTTTTTCTGGATAGTTCTTTTTTGGCGATTACTCCGATATTGCCAAGTATGTCGTCAGTTTTAATTCCATTCTTGTGATACGTTACATATCCTTTCGGAAGATCTCCGATGAACGTGATCCGCATCAGGCTCATGACTACTATCTCTTTCCTTTTCAGCTTAATTAGTCTTTTTCCCTGATTATTCTTCTTTACATACGGTTTTAGGTACTTATACTTTCCATTCCCTAATTTCTTTCGTATGTCTGCCCAGTAATTAATCTGGTATATTCCATCATAACCTGGAATATCGTACCAACCTTTTGGGTTTACATTTTTGATCCTCATAGATATCACGCATTCTTTTGTAACCATTTCAAAAATTCTACCAAATACGTTTCACTGTCCGGAGCATGCACGTACTGCTTATCATATGTTTTTTTATTTCCATACGCTTTTTTATTTTTTTCTAACAAATGGAAATAGCAGCTGTCTCTTTTCTCTTCGCCGTTCCATTCCATTATTCGGTCCGGATATTCAGTAACCACAAGCCTGCTGCCGTCAGCGAAATCGTATTTATAATAATTTACATTTATGTTTTTATCTGTGTACCATAATCCCCAAGTTTTATAATTTTTCAGCCATTCTTTTCGCTGATCGTTATTCTTTAATCTTGGAAGTTCTGGCTGTTCCGGTTCTTTTGGTGGATTCATTACCGTGTCCAGATCATTGATATATCCGGCCAGTGCCGCAATCATTACCTTGTACGTCCGCACCCGGATGTCATTGGTATCCATGTGTCCTTTCGCCATTTCCAGATAGTTCCTGTATTTTTGATTTTCTTCCCTGGCAATATCAAGATCTGTTTTCCCGGATTTCTTTTCATTTAGTTGTGCCTCTTCCGGAACTCGTTCCTGCGTTTTTTCTTTGTCCTGGTATCTATATTCATTTTCTTTCTCTGCAGATTCTTCTTCCAGGCCAGATACTGCATAGGTGTCAGGTGTTTCATTCTCTTCGGTTTCTTCGCTTTTTTCTTCCTGTTCTTCATTTTTCTCCTTTTTTTCCGTTTCTTCTTTTACGTTTTCCTCCAACACTTTTTTGATGGCTCCTGTTAAATCGAGCCAATGGAAATTTCCTCTGTTTTCGTTATCTATCCACAATTGGATATATCCGCAATACATCCTTATTTCCCCGACATCTTTCCCGTCAGTTCCTTCAAACACCCAAGTTCTTCCCGATACTCCCGGATGCAGATTTTGTTTTATCAGTTCATTGCACATTCTTATATTCTGCCCTGTTATCTGTTCCGCATTTTCACGGAACCAGTATTTGTATGTGCTCACCATTTCTCTCGCTACTAATTCCAGATACTCTCTTTCCTCTTCTGTTGGGACACGTACCATCACCGCTTCATTCTGATCAGTATTTTCTTCCGGTGTCAGATTCTGACACGCACTGCCATTCATGTCTTCAATGCTCAGCTGGCCATCAATCTGTTCTTCTGCTTTTTTCTGCTCTTCGGCATATTCTTTCACATCTTTGTATGTCAGTCCCTTTTCCCGGTGATGCTCCAGCATATCCTCCTGGATATCCTCGGACATCTTGCTAATCTCATACGCGGCCGAAAATGTTAATCGTCCCTCTTTTAATTCTTCTGTGAACTCCGGGATCAGCTTCTTGTTAATTGACTCGATCTGTCCGATCTTGGTAGATGATACCTGCATCATATTGGCTATGACATCCCGCAGGCGTCCGCTGTCCAATTTGTAACCATGAAGTGTCAGTCCATTCTCTTTCATGTATTTCAGTGTTTCTTCCAGCGTCTTCTGTTCTTCCAGGATATCTGCTACCGTTTTATTCCGGTACGTATTTGCTACGATTAACTGGATCATCTCTTCATGCTCTTCTGCAGGTGTCTTGATCTGGCAGGATGCTACAGAGAATTCTTCATAACCTTTTTCTACCAGGAGTGTCAACGCTCTCCATCTTCGTTCTCCGGCTATGATGCGGTATTCGCCACGATCGCAAGGATCGTGGACTACCGTCAAGTTCTCCAATAAGCCTACGGCAAGGATATCCTGTGCCAACTGCTCGATGTCCGGGATAGAGTAGAAATTCTTGTCATTGCTGTACATCTGCTTAATTGCAATATCCTTTGTTCGGAATCTTGCTTTTGTTTTATTGTCTTCTGCTGCCGCCTTCGTCTTATTGTTCAATGCGTCCATTACGTTCCATCCAGTAGCCATCTATCTATTCCTCCTTACTCTTTTCCAGGATGCTCCCTTGTTCTTCTTCCGGTTTTCCGATAGACTTCTGGTGGTTATTACTACCGGATCGTTACTCTCTTTCAGTTGTTTCCGTATTGTCCTAAACCGGCTGTTCATCCGTCTAATGCTGTCGTTCATTTTTTTCCTAAAGCATCGTGTTGCAATCGTAACTCTTTCACGCTCTTCCTGCGTCAGGATGTCTTCTATCGGTTTATTAATTCTACATATTGTTTCCAGTACACTTTCAGGCAATCTCAGTCCTGTCTCTATCGGTTTCATTGGATTAAAAACTGGCATGTTCATCTGCTTGTCCAGGAAGGTGTGTGTGTTCATTTTGCCCGGATTTCTTAAAAGTACTGCCTGGATTCTTCCTTCTGGTGGGTTGCACCCATGAATCTTTTTGTATAATTTCTTCGCCTGTCTCTTATTCATCCTGTCCACCCTCCAGATCTCTCAAAAGTTCATACGTGACCGCTCTGTAGTCCTGGGACGCTATGCATCCCTTAGAGAACTTCGGGAGCGGTGCATGCGCGATCGTGGATTTTTCCGCTACTACAGATCTTCGGATCACTGTCTGGAAACAATCGTGTCCGGAATTTTCTTTTAACCACTCTTCTACCTGCAGTGTTGTTTTGTTCTTCTGTCTCATTGTGATCAGGACTTTCATCCGAATTCGATCGTTAAACTTCCTGATGCTTTCCAGCTGTTCATCCATGTTATCGGCAGCTTCAATCTCGAATCCTCCGAGTTTCACCGGTACGATCGCGAGATCTGCTGCCACCAGTGCATTCATCACTGTCATGTCCATGATCAGACCACAATCAATAATGCAATAGTCATATGCGGCCGCTACGTCTTCCAAATCTTCTGCTAGTCTTAAGATCTGATTGCCTTCTTCTGTCTTCATCAGGTACATATTAGTGGCCATCAGATAACCGTTGCACGGGATAATGTCTATCCGGTCATATGGTGTCGTCTGGATCAGTTCGGATGTGGTGTACGTACCGCCTTCCCGTTCATGGTTCTCCAGCAGATCCGGAAGTCCTCTTCCTTCCGGATCATATGCCCCGTAGAGCATAGATATATTCCCCTGCTGATCAGCATCGATCACCAGTACTTTCTTTTCTTGTTCCTGTCCCAGAATATAGGCAATGGATGCGGCCGTCACAGTCTTGCCGATCCCGCCTTTCTGGTTCATTACTGCAATTATTTTCATGATACTTTTGCCTCCTGTTCTTCCGTTCTCTCCCATTCCACCAGGCTTTCTGTTGCCCTTCTATAGCACTCTATCCAGCTTTCATCACTTTCTACTTTCAGGATCTGTTTCTTATGGATGCCTATCCCTTCAAAGATCTGGATACTTCCTCCATGGTTCAGTGTAAATCTTGTCTTTACCCGGAGCTCTCTTCCCTGTTTGATCATGTTATATACTTCATAGAACTCTCTTATGCTCTGCCGTTCTCTGTCGTCCATTCTTCCACCTCTTTCGGTGCTCTGCGTTTCAATTCTTTTATTTTGCCTTCGTTCCAAATACTGTCGTTTGGCTCTAACATTTCCATCATGTTATCTAACTGCAGATATTCTTCCAAGACTGTGATTGCATCTCCGGCCGTGTAACAGGTAGCTACATAGTGTCCGTTCTTTGCCATGTCTTGTAGAAACTCTATCTGGCTGTCCTGGTGTCTGCCGGTCCCATATTTCATTTCGATGTAAAGTCCGATGTATACCCCTTTGGCATACGGAAGATGCAGATCGGATACCCCGGACTTTACTCCCATGCTCTTAAGCTTTACTGCTTCTGCTTTGTTCCTGCTGCCGCCGTTCGGGATATGATGCAACCATTTCAGTTCCGGATAACGGTTCTCATTCCACGCCGCCCAGTTGCATACGTGAATCTGTTCTGTATCTTCACTTCTTCTCATGTATTTAAGCTTCATCCAGTTCCACCTCTTCCCAGTTGAATCTCTGTCCGCATTTCGGGCAGTAATTGCATAGACGCTCTTTATAATTCCCTCTTTTTATTGCGCAGATATCTTCTCCACAATTCTCGCATTTGTAGTGAACCAGATCCTTAGTCAGTTCCAATATCTCCGGCTCTTCGCATTCACACGCTACCTGTTTCTCTACTTCGTCCATGTCGTGTGCTTCTCCTACATCCAGTACCAATACCGGATAGGAAAACATATCAAGCCAGTTTCCATCCTTTATCTGGTATTTCTTCCGGTTCTTTGTATCTGCCACCATCACACCAAGCTTTGCATCGTCCGGATATTCGCTTAAGTATTTCATTACCTGTCTCACCGTTGTACTCATTTATCAAATCCTCCTGTTCAACTTGATCATCGTGTATCTTCTGTATTTGTATCCCGTCTTCGGGTTTATACCTTCCCACATCCGCGCTATGTAGTAGCCTTTCTTTGGCTTTATCTCTTTTTTCCACCTATAGAGCTTGTCCGGGTGTGGTTTCGGGAGAGGCATATTCTGAGATCCGTGGAAGTCCGACTCTTTAATCCTTGCTTTGGACTTCGTGCCATCTTTCTTCGTTTCCGTGGTATGCTCGTCTTTTGTGAGGTATTCTGCAAGCTTTAGCATATCCTCGCCGTAGTAATCGCTGTCTTTTATCTTTGTCAGCCACGTGCCACCTTTATCCCATGCGTTCTGCACAATGCTGGCGGTATCTCCAACCTCTTTAATCACAAAATGAATATGCCATGCTCCCTTTGTTCCTCTTTCGATGTTCCGCATATAGAAGTTTTCATAACCTCTTTTTCGGATCTCTCTCCTTACTTTCCGCATCGCTTCCGCAAAATGTTTTTTTGCCTCCTTCATTGTTGCCGGTCTGTTCGCTACTTTGTATGTCCAGGTGACCAATAGATCGTTCGGTTCAAAGTATTCCAAGAGACGTATCTGACACCGTTTCGTCTTATTCCATTTATTTACTCTTGCAATGTCTTCTTTTGTAGCTTTCTTCTTTTTCTTTCTTGGTAATCCCTTCGCCCCATACTTCCCGTCATGGTACTCCTGTACGATCAGGACATCTCCTTTTCTCAGCTTATATGTCACTCTTTTTATCATGCTGTCGGTCCTTATCTTAATATCTTTATCAAGTGCTTAACGGGGGTATTGCCCCCCTGATTTGTTCCGGATATTTGGCGAAAAGACGGCAATATGATGCATTGACTTTCCCGAAAGTTCGTTCTATAATTTTTATAGATGTATTTGACTTTTACCCCGTGGTTGTGAGGTTTGGGAAAATCAATGCATTGTGTGCCTTCAGGAGCTTCACCCAGTTTCCTGAAGGCTTTTTCTTTTATGATGCTTTCGCCATCTTTTCTTTCATGCACCTGGTAATGAGATCTGAAAAATCACGAATGATACGCTGGATCTCATCCTGGCTTTTATCTTTATACGCTTCATCTGATATATGACACGTACATCCGTTTGTTACGATCGTCTCTACAATCATGCTATGTACCTCCTTTTTATCTATATATGCTCACTTGCTTGTATCTGTTGTTGCTTTCTTTACTTCCATACGATATCTAATGGTCCCGCTGCTCTGCAGTAAAGCAGGAGCAAGAGCCATATTACTTCTGTAATCAGTAGCGTTGCTTCAATCTCAATAATCTTGATTGTTCTGATCACCTTATTTTTCCGGATATGTCTTTTCATATTTGTTATCCCTCAATTCTTTGTGTCCAGCTTTTGTCCTGCATGGCCCCCATTGCAGCACCCATTCGGGTTAGTTCTTCCCTCGTCATTTTTCTGTTTTTTCCTGTTTTTTCTTCATTGTCTTCTGTAAATATCCGGTGTTTTTGGATAAAGCATTCGAAGAAAAAGCCTTGTTCCTCCTTCCATAAGTCGCAGTAAAATTCGTGCTCTATACGAATTTGTAACGCTTCCGCTTTTGTGCATTCGATTATTCTGGTCGTTCTCTTTCCAGCGCCTTTTTTGTATTCGTACATTTTCTTTTTTATTTTCTTTCCGAGAATCTTGTACCCTACCTGAAGTAGCAGTCTTCTCTCAAATTCCCCATGGAACGTGAATTCATACTTTTCTTCTGTGTCGTCTGACAGTTCCTCTTCTTCCACATTGTACTTTTGCATCAGCTGTTTCAGTTTCTTCTGAGCTGTTTCTTTTTCTCCGCCAACACCCTGTTCTGCCAAGTTTTTTAGTTTCTTCAGGAGATCAATTTTCTTCTGGTCCATCATTCTCTCTTGTTCCCTTCTTTCGCCATTACGTTCTGGATTTTCTCGATTTCGTCGCGCAGCTCTCTGGTAGCACATCTCAGATTCTCTTCTGCATCGTCGATGTATCTTGAAGGATATTCCCATTCGTCCAGCATTCTCAATACGTCGTATAATGTCTGCTGCATCTGTGCTTTCTCTACCAGATCCGGAATAAGTTCATCTGGATCCTGTGCTTCTTTCTTCGAATATGGGTTTTCTTCCTCCGATTCCTCTTGGCTTTTTAGCATAATGCAGAGCCCGTTACGCTCGCTTAATTTATACGCGCCAACCTCTCTTTCGAGATATTTTGATATCCATCGTCCGCCAGCACTAACACCTTCTCTTTTTCCTGCAGACAGATCTATTATTGAAATCCATGTGGTTGGTTGTATTAATCCGGCATTCATATGCATTTTGATGATCTCTCTTACTCTTTTGTTCATGATGCGTCACCTCCCATCTTTAAAGCGCACCGTGTGCATGCAGCTCCATCCAATCCGTTGTAGAGAATAAGAGCTTCGTCTTCCGGTCTCTTCCAACACATATCACCGCAGATCGGACAGTGGATCTTTCTCCATCCTTTCTTACCGTTTGGTATATTGTCTGCTAATGGCATGCACAGCCATCCGCCTTTGTCGGTTGCTTTTCTCGGCTGTATGGTTGCGGTGATGTTTTTTCTTGGTCTTTCCATCATTCTTCCTCGCTTTTTTTCTTTTGTATTCTTCTGTTCCACTCTTCAACAGCTTTGTCTCGTTCATCTTTTGTGATTTTCAGCTCGCCATCTTCAAGTGTGGCTCTTAATTCATGTGCCCACGGAAGACACGTTCCACATTCCGAGCATTCGATTCCAAATGTAAAACTTACATCATGATGAGTGGATCCATTGGCTATTGTTATCATGTTTGCCTTTCCACCGCAAAACGGGCATGGCATTAATCTTTCGTTATAATTCATCTGGTTCACCTTTTTTCTCCTTTTCTTCGTTACATACACCCCTGACGGCTCTTGCGAATTCCTGGGTGTTGATCATTGCGCTTCCTGTATTCTGGAGCACATATAATTTGTCCAGAATCTCTTTCAGTATGGTTGTCTGATACATGATTTCTTCTGCAATTCTGGAATCCGGATCAATGCATACTTTCAAAAATCTTTCCTTTGCTTCTTCTTTAATCACTGTTCTCATAAAAATTTCGTGAGACGTGATTTCCTCGTAGATCTTTGATCTTCCCTCCCACAGATTTTCACCTTTTTCCTTTTGAATTGCGCTGAACGGTCCGACAAGCGCAAGAGGGTACATATTGAGGCTTCTTAATGTTTCTTCTCTGGTCTTTGGATTCTCTACTTTGGTGTTCCATTCCGTATCGTAGTTATTCGTTCCATCCTCTGCACAGATAGCTTTATCTACTACTTCCAGTGGTATTGTTTTTGTTCTTACATTTGAACCGATTCTAATCTCTCTTGTCTTCGTTTCCTGTTCTCTCATTGCTTCTCCGCAGTTCGGGCAGTAATTTGCATTCTCCGGAAGTTCAGAGAAGCATTTATAACACAGTCTTTTCATTTGTTACCTCCTGTTTATTTCTTCGCAAGCTTCGTTGACGAACCTTCTCGTCTCTTTGCACATTTCATCTACATAGCTGTCTACAATTTTGAAATAATAAGCGGCTAATATTTTTGTTGTTGCAATTGAAACCGCAACAGAAGTCGTGACGCAAGCTATTGCCATTGTTATTACCATGTTCTTTGTCTCCTTTACTTATGCCGTCTTAGCTCCCAGCTGTCTGATCGTCTGGAATCCTGCAATCATGCCCTTAATGTAGATCTTTTCATCTGCTGTCAGCTCTTTGTACATTGGAATTAACTCTTTTACATCTTCCAACTGGTTGTTCATGGTCTTTTCGTTCTGTACTGTTGTCATATGGTTTTCTCCTTTCTTAATGTGATTTTATGTTTACTTTTCTTGACCTACCATCATCAGTACCGGGTGGTCATTCCCGGCAGACGGTCATTGCTGACCGTTTCGGTTGTTCTTTGCTTGACTTTCCTTGTTTCATACTCCTATACTTTACTTACAGGCTCTGGCCGGAGCCGAGTATCAAAAGAAAGGAGTGATTAATATGTTGAAATATTTGCTGATACTCTTTGGTATCATTTATCTTTCTGGTATCGTCTCCAGTATTTTCAAAATTGTGGAGACTGTTTCTCTTTTAGAAACTTTGGAAAAATATTTGCAGTCCGCTACAGCCGAGTCTTATACATCTTTCATACCACATGAAGACTATTTTCCCGCTCGTCGCGCCCTTTTGTTGCGATATCCACGGATCGTTCACCATTTAGGTGTCAATTGCCCGAATCTTGCTTATGGGCAACCCGATAATGAAATTTATTCGAACGCTACTCTCATTTACAATGATTTGTCTATGCAGAGAAATTACTATCTATCTAGTTTCATTCGTTCATTTAACCCGCGAATGGCTTTTTGGAAACTTCTCCAAATTCCCACAACCATCGTAAGAGGAATGGGATTCTCTCTATCTCCCAAGAGTTCCAAATTTATTAACCCCTTGGGATGGATCATTACTTATATCCTTAATATGTATGCCGTGGAAATAAAGGCCTTAATTAACTCATTCTTCCACTAAAACCCGCACACATAAAAAGATTAGTGAGTATAAAACAGATGACTCCCACTTAGTCATTTCTGTATTCATCAGGATTCTTGAGATTTGCACAAGAATAAATGCTACTACAATCGAGATACTATTCTTTTTGCCTGTGGACACTTTTTTCACCTCTTTCCAGATTATTTTTTATCTTGGGGACACTTCGATGTCTCCAAGATCTTTTTCACAATCTTTCTCCCATCTTCTCTTCAAAAATTCCCCTATTGGTGAATCTCTGTATGCGATTGTTTTTGCTACTCTTGCGCATTTCTCTTTTACTTCCAGATAATTAGAAGATTCCTCTTTTATTTTTCTGTAATATTTATCAGCAACCGCTTCCATATCTTCAATTAACTTGTTCAGTTCACTTAGTTTATCCATCTCCTCACCTCCCTGTCGCGTTGTTTGTTCCTTACATAGACATCATAGTTCACTAAATAGGTTTTGTCAATCATTTTTTGTCTATTCTATGAACTTTTTTATTGACCTTTCCGTTTTGCTGTGCTATGCTACGAATGAAAGAGAGGTGAATAACCATTGACTCAAGGTGAACGTATTAAAGCAGTTCGTAAGGAACTTGGTTTGACACTCGAAAAATTTGGCGAAAAATTGGGTGCTAAAAAGAATACTATGAGTGCTATAGAAACTGGACGTAATTCGTTAACTGACCAAATGGCAAGATCTATCTGCAGAGAATATAATGTGGACTATGATTTTTTGATGTACGGTGAAGGGGAAATGTTTACAGATCTCCCGAAAACTATCGTAGATGAACTGTGTATGCAGTTTGATCTGGATGATTTTGACCGAGCTGTCGTAGAAATGTATCTGGATCTCCCAGCCGAATTACGGCAGGCGATAAAAGCTAAAGTTAAAGATATGGTACAGAAAGTCGATTGGGATAAATAGCAAGGTGGTGATTTTATGACACACGGCGAACGTGTAAAAGTGATACGTAATTCTCTAGGGCTTACGCTCCAGAGTTTCGGGCGTCCTTTAGGAGTAACAAAAACTGCTATATGTAATATAGAAAAAGGGAACCGCAAACTTACCGATCAGATGGCAAAAGCCATCTGCAGGCAGTATAATGCGAATTATGATTACCTGATGTTTGGTGATGGGAACATGTTCCACGAATTATCAGAAGCGGCTCTGGATGAATTATGTTGCCGCCTGGATGAATCCGACAGGTCTTTTATCAAGACGTACATAACTTTGCCACCTAACATAAGAAGATCTCTAAGAGGGAATCTGAATGCTTTTGTAGAAAGCAATGGTTCTATATAGAAAAAGGGAATCCCCGACCGCATACATGTCGTGATTCCCTTCCAGTTACCGGTATATGTAGATTCGTTTTACAAAATCATATACCCTCTTTAGTTGTCCCGGAGACAGCTTTCCCAGAATAATATTTATTTTTCTGATCATTTTGCATCACTCCTTCGTTGGAATGATTTTACTGCCTGGTACAGCGTTTTGCAATAGATCTGACTAATATTTCCGCATATACGGAAATATGTCCCGGATATCATCCGATGCCCGGGACAAGTGGTATAATCTATTTACGATCACAATCATACAGATCTGATACATTACAGTCCAGCGCAGTTGCAATCGCATACAGCTGACGAAGCGTTGGAGAAGTTTTCCCGTTTTCAATATCATTAAGCGTGGTTTTACTGATTCCAGTCAACGCTTCCAACTGTACGAGCGTCAGCTTCTTTTTCGTACGTGCCTGCCACGTCAGTATCTCCATGAGCATACTCCTCCTGCTGTGTATTATCTGCACAGCAAGGCTATGTTATGTATGTATCATTGGTGTTAATTCGTAAAATAATAGAAGCCCCAGTGTTGGCGCACCGGAGCTCCTAGATTGAATACTATACAGGTGTAAAACCTAATACAATACCACGCAAAGATATTGTACCACACTTTACACCTGCATAGGTGTTATTTTTATACTCTTTTTTACATATTTTTAGGAAAGGTGGTACATATATGCGCGAACAATATTTAATCTATCTAAGAAAATCTCGTAATGATGCACAGCTTGAAGCAATGGGCGTGGATGTTCTGGAGCGTCATGAGAAAACGCTTCTTGCTCTTGCAAAATCTATGAATCTTCAAATCGGCGCTATTTACCGCGAAGTAGTATCTGGGGATTCTATTGCGGCACGTCCGGAAATGCAGAGAACCTTGAAAGAAGTAGAAGCCGGACTATGGAAGGGTGTCTTGGTGATGGAAGTGGAACGTCTGGCCAGAGGTGATACCGTTGATCAGGGAATTGTTCAGAGAACATTCCAATATTCAGAAACTCTGATCGTAACACCTGCCAAGATATACGATCCGAACAATGAATTTGATGAAGAATATTTCGAATTTGGACTTTTCATGTCCCGGAGAGAATACAAGACAATCCGGCGAAGGATGCGTGCCGGTGTGACTGCAGCTGTCCGTGAGGGTAAGTGGCCATTCAATAAAGCTCCTTACGGTTGGAAACGAGTAAAGCTCGAAGATGCCAGAGGCTGGGTGTTAGCTCCCGATCCGGATGAAGCTCCTGTTGTAAAACTTATATTCGACATGTTTACCGGTCCCGATCGTGTAGGGATTACCAGTATCTGCAAGTATCTTGAATCGCATGGTATTCCGCCCCGCAACGGTGACCGTTGGCTCGAGTGTACTATACTTGGAATCCTTGGGAATATCGTAAATGATCAGAAAGTGGGAATTGGACATCGTAAGCAGATCACTACCGTAAAAGACGGTGTTCTTACTAAAAGCAGGGAATCCCGACTTAGCAATAATTACGATCTGATTGCTACCGGGCTCCAGCCACGATTAATTGATCACGACGTATTTGTCGAAGCTCAAGGATATCTTGGGAAAGGCACTCCAAAACCTCCGGAATCTTACGGCATCAAGAATCCTCTGGCCAGTCTGGTCGTGTGCTCCTGTTGCGGTCAAAAAATGCAACGGCGTCCCAAAACAACTACTCCCGGTTGCCATGGTGCTCCTTATGATGTACTTATGTGTCATACCCGTGGATGTCCTACGATCGGTGCTCCGTTGGAGCTTGTCGAAAAAGAGGTTATTAATGTCCTCTCCGACTGGGTTGCCGGTTATCAGTTGAATCCGTCACAGGAAGTTAAAAATAACGTAACCGAAAAGCAGGCTCTTCTTTCTGCTGCCATCGCCAATCGTGATGCACTGCTTAAGCAAAATGAAAAACTTTATGATTTATTAGAGCGTGAAATTTATACAACTGATGTTTTTCTAGAGCGTTCCAGTGCTTTACACGAACGCATTGAAGAAGCTGAATTATCCATTTCCGCTTTGGAAAAAGATCTGGAATATGAAAAGCAGAAGTTTGAAAACTCATCCCGTTTTATTCCGGAATGTAAAGAATTATTATCTAATTATTGGGATCTCTCCGTTCCCGATCGGAACAAAGCCTTGAAATTATTGATTGATCGTATAGAATATAAGAAGACAGTTAAAAACAAGCGGGGAACGGTCGATACCCCTACTTTTGAACTTACATTAAAGCCTCGAATCCCCCGGATTTAGGGGCTTTTCTTTTACTGATAACATTTTTGTACCAACGAACTGGCTCACCTTGAAATCATCTGTGCCATTGTGCATCAGCTTACCCGTAATCTTACACCAGAACAAATTGAAAAATCCGGCTTCGACAAATATTATGTAGACCACACACTCGCACTCTGGCCTCAGGCTGCCAGCGGAACTCCTTGGAGTGCTACAACATTCCAGTCCAAAGGTGATCCGATTACAGATCTGCATGAAGATATGGCTGCAGAACAAAAAGCCCGCACTACGTATGATAATATTCTGCGTCTGGTAAAAGATCCTGAAGTCTGCGATCCAATCCGCTTCCTCCGTGAACGTGAAATTGTTCATTATCAGCGTTTCGGTGAAAGTCTGAGAATTGTTCAAGATAAACTTGACAGTAAGAACTTCTACGCATTCAATCCTGAATTCGATCGTAAGCCTTGCTGTAACTAA